TGCTGCGATGGGTATCCAAGTCGGACGACAGGCTTGGGTACCCATCGGAGTAACACCTGTTATTCCAAACAAACAAGGAGAAATGATGAATCTAATTAGTCTAACTAAGAAGGTTGCGAGTGTGGTTGTGGTTACAACACTCATGCTCCCTGCAGTTGCTGTCAGTGCTAGCCCACTGAGTAAGTACAATGCTTGGAAGCATGCGACACAACCGATCGTGTCAAAGATGCTTAAGGACTATTCAGCACTGGAGATTGGGCTTAACAACAACAATCTTTCTGCATCACGAGCCGCTGCTCATGCACTGGCTAACGATGCTATTGTGCTCAACCGTCACTCTAACTCTCCTGACTACACACTGAACAGTGACACCAATGTATTGGCTGTTGCTCTGTCAAGCCTTGCTTCAACAACGTTGTTGGTGCTTGGTAATGGTGCTAGTCTTGCGCAGTTTAAAGCATCGGTCATCACTTTCACTCATGCGACAGAAACCTATACCTCTCGCCTTGTTTATGACAACAAGCGTTACTAGTAGGTAAGTGGTTACTGCAGTGGCTCAATGGTAGAGCGTCTAGTTCAGCTAGAAGATTGTGGGTTCGATTCCCATCTGCAGTGCGATACATACCATAACCGGTATGTGTCCGGTGATAACAAGCACCGTAAAACAACAAACAAACAAGAAGGAAAACTATTATGAGCGAAACTTCATACGAAGGCATTCCCGTTCCCCAGTGCTTCATCGACTTGGAGGACGTAATCGCTGCAGGTGTCAAGAAGGTCATCCTGTACGGCCCTCCTGGGACCGGCAAGACCTACTCGGCTCTCACTCTCGGCGTCGGTGACGCTGGGTCTGAGCGACTCATCTGCTCCGAGGACATGACCACAGGCGACATCGTAGGTGCAATGCTGCCTACGCCTAGCGGTGGTTTCGGCTTCGTCGAGGGTGCATTGGCTCGTGCTTGGAAGTCCGGTGCTCGTGCAGTTATTGACGAGATCAACCGTGCTTCCGGTGACGTTGAGTCGACGCTGATGGCGTTCCTTGACAGTGCGGAGTCATCGGTCTGGAAGAATCCTTACACGGGCGAGACTATTCGTCCTAATGAGAACTTCTCGGCTATCATGACCACGAACTTCACGGATCCCAACATGATCGCTGCTCCATTGCGTGACCGCTTCCCGGTTGCAATCAAGATTGACGCTGCCCACCCGGCTGCGTTGGTCGCTGCATTGCCACCAGAGTTGCGCATGCTTGCTGCAGCTATTGTTGCTGGTCAGAACGGCGAGCGTGCTTCATTGCGTGCTTGGAAGGAGTTCCAGCTTCTGCGTCAGAACCCAGCGTTCTCCACGGAGCGTGCTGCAAAGCTTGTCTTCGGTAAGCTTGCTGACTCTATCATCGATGTCATTCGTCTCGGTACCTTGAGCACGACGGCTTCACTGTAATGAGTGAAGACTACGCTATCGAGGAAGAAGGGGTCAAGCCACTAGTTGGTGCGATCGTTTCATACCGTGATGATGCGCCTACTGGTAACAACTGGGAAGTTGTTACAACAGTGGGTGAGTACGGCGCTGGTGTAGACTTCGCTGCGAGTGTATTGGCTGTCCCTCTCACGGGGGACAGTCAGTCACAGCAGTTGAAGGTGCGCAAGCTAATTGAAGCTCGTATCTCTCCAATGGATGACAACATTTACAAGCAGGGTGGTATTACTTACAAGTCGCATGGTATTACTGATGCTATGCTTCGTGTTGCAGAACAAGCCCGAGTCAATGCTGTCGCCAAGCCATTCTTAGAGCTCAAGGGCGTTGATTCTAACGAGATACTTGGCAATGAGAAGAAGCGTGGAGTGATGCTTGCTACAGGCAAGTCGTCTAGGCACTGGGATGAGGCACTCAAGTTCACTGTGGAGCATCACGGTACCAAATCGTTTGACTCGTTCGCGAGTGGCGTTAGGTCTGTGAACCCTGAATGGTCTGAGCGGTTGCGTAAGCTCAGCAAGAGGCTCGATAAGGTTCTGTTGGGTGATCCCATGGATCTCGGTGACACTTCCCCATACGATTTTGGTGGTGGTGTTACTGGCCCTCGTGGCTTCAACAACACAATCCGTGTTGCTGCTGAGATCTCACAGTATGCTTCAACAGGCATGAAAGCTCCTGAAACTATCCAGCGTGAGCGTGACGAGGAAGAGGATAAGCGTGCTTCAGAGTATGGTGAATCCACTGAGCCGAGTGAAGAGGGTAAGTTATCTCCCTTTAGAACTCCACTCAAAGATGAGCTACCTGATGATTACGAGTTCCCCACCGATGAGCGTGGCATGTTTGCCAAGCTTAACATCGATGATTCTCTCGTGCTATCTGTTGAGGTAGAAGGGTACATGAAGCGCAAGCGTAAGCCTGCTCAGTTCGGTCGTAGCATCGGCAACATCAGCCGACTTTACACTGACCCTGAGCGACGAATCTTCACTCACAAGAAGAGGGTACGTGGTGGCGTGGTGTTGATTGATATCTCAGGTTCTATGAGCCTGACTCAATCTGACATCGAGTCCATCGTTGAGGCAGCACCAGCTGCTGTCATCATGGCGTACAGTCACTGTGGTGATGATCAGCCCAATGCTTGGATCTTTGCTAGGCGTGGTTGGCGTGTAGCTGAGATCCCATCTGTAGGTGGGATGGGTAACGGTGTTGATGGTCCTGCTCTTACGTGGGCTATCAATCAACGTCATCCCGGTGAGGATCTTATCTGGGTATGTGATGGTATCGTCACCAGCAAGACTGATGGACGCAACAATGAATTAACTAAGCAGTGTGCTCAACTGGTCAAGAAGCACCGGATCATTATGATTCCGAGTGTTGAAGAAGCAGTCAAGGGGTTCAAGGCTGGCAAGCTTATCAATAAGCCTGCTGGTCCTATCCGTGACGCTTTGCTTGGTTTGCTTTAGCCCCAAGTTCATTGAGTAACTTATAACTCAACAACTCAGGTGTGGTCTATATGGTTACACCTGAGTGCCATGTGTGTCTTATGATACACAGTGTACCAGATTGGTACTGTAACAAATAAACAAGGAGCAACAATGGAAGAGTTCAATCTCGACTTGAAACTTGATGAAGCAGCTGAGGCACGTATTGCTCACGTTGAATTCCTTGAGGGCATCAAGGACTGGGGTGGTAAGATGGGTGAGATCATTTCACCTTTCTCAATCATTGCTCAGATCTTGATGAATGAGGATAGCAGCGTCAATGAGTTGGAAAATGCTAGTCGCATGTTCCCTCTTGGGCTTAAGCTAACGATTGACCACCTCAATGAACTCTATGACATCTTGCAGAAAGAAGCTGTCAATGTTTTGGGTGCGCCATTCCAATGGCACAGTGCTCATCACCCTGAGTGCGATGGTACCAACAAGAATTGTGGTCACCAGGACCACTGGGCATAAGGAGAAAGCGATGAACACTACTGGTATCCAGGCACGGGTTGAAGAGATTCAATCCAAGATCAACGTTGCTGAGGACATCGATAAGCTAAGGGAATATTCCCTGATACTTGTCGATCTTCTCATCAATGTCGACAAACTGGTTGATCTGTCCAAAGAACAGATCGCTGCTCTCGAGAACAAAGTCATCATCTACCAAACGGTAGCTAAAGGACTTGTCGATGTCGTTGAGGAAATTGAGATCGCTCTCAAGCTCAGTGGCGTCTATGCTCTCGATAGTATTGCTGGATTCGAAACTGCCCTAGCAAAAGCTAAGGTTCTTCTGGGATCATAGCATAACGTCGGCAAGGATGATAAGCTCGACATATACTTCGCTCAAGCAATTGAGAGGGGTTATGGAGAGTGCTTTTCCTTCTTGTTGTGGCATCTCCATAGCTCCTCTGGGTTTCTTGAGGAAGCTATCAGCTCTAAGGAGCTAACTCCACGCATTTCACAAACAACGTGTGTGTGTGGGGTTAGCTCAATAGACGTGTTTGGATCACGTTAAAAGCATCATGATGTGGAGGGTTGTCATTAAAACCCTGGCCTGGGCTATGCCGTGAGTAGGAGAGGCGGTTGCTTTCATGGCTTATTCAGTTAAAGAACTGAAAGCTGGTAGACGGGTACTACCAAACAAACCTCTCAGTGCAGGGGGAAGTTTGCACAGGAACGTAGGCTCTCCTTAAACCTAGCCAACCCATCCACTCTTAACGGATGAACCCATACCAGCTGTCATGGTTGGTATGGGTGCTACTCACGGTGAGTATAAACCGTCCCAGCTGGCATCTGCAACTGCCATCCTCACCATACGGGGAAGCGTATGGAGGTAATCAGAAGCCTACTTAATAGAAGGGAAGCTACTGCCTCAATGTAGCCGGTTTGATCCGTTAGCTCAATAATACTTCCTAGTTGGTATGATACAAAGGAACTAGGGGCGCTTTGAGCACAGCGTCTGGAATAAAGCTCAAGCCTATGTATGCTTCGTTGTGTACATAGGCCCTGTTGTAATTAAGCTATGGTTGTTAGGACAAGCTCATGAAGTTGATGACAGGGACAGAGACACGATTAGTTTGATAACACACTCAGTATGAGGGGAAGCTCATATCGGAAGTAGTGGATGCCGGAAAGAACACACGCGGCGGAGCGTAAGAAGCCAGCTTATCGGTTGGAAGGTAGAGTAATCGTTGCGTCCTGGGTATGACAGAAAAACTGCCCCCTTTCTTGTGTATCGCATGGACCGCGACGCGATGTGATGCAACACAGACTCAGCATGAGGAGCAGCTCATGTAGGTTAGCCTACTACCTGTGTGTTACACGAGTGTATGGCGTCCTGGGTATGACGATAAAGTGCCCACATAAATAACTAAACAAGGAGAATAGCTATGCAGATTAAAGGTACTCAAGTAGGTCCTAACCTTACTATCGAAGTTGAGTTCGATGATCCTGATCAAATGGAATCATTCGGTGCTTATTTCAAGCTAATGGTCGAAGAGTTTGCCAAGAGTCAAAAGGCAGCTGTATTCGATGTTAGTTCGGAAGAGGTTCCAAGCTCAGAAGACATGGGCAAACTTGTTAATAAGTTTGTTAAGCAAGGAGAATCATGATTAGTCGTGAATTGCATTGGCGTCTAAGGAAGAATGATGATGATGTTGTTTGGACTGCCAAAACACATCCTGAAAGAAAATGGTGGCTATACAATCATAATGTAGATCTATCTTTTACGTTAGAAGCTGGTTCTCAATACGGCATTGTTAATAAGAATGCAAGGCTTATCGTTCGTAAGCGGGATGATGGTAAGAAAGTAGCAAATAAAGTATTATTTGTACGAGAGTTTCAAAGCTCTTATCTTGCTAAAAACTTTGTTGATGCTCTATTATTCAGTGCAAGATTGCTGTATGGTAAAAGATCAGTTGAAGCAGAAGCTTGGTTCATTGAGCAATTAAGCTGTTATGAAAGCGCTAAAGCACCAGAGCCTGTTGGCCCTAGTAGTTATATCCGCAGTATTTCTGGTTACCCGTTGTAAAACAATAAAATAAAAAGGAGAATTATGTACGATACACTATCTAATATTATTGACTACGAACAGGGCAGTTTGAATGGAGAGGAAACAATTGAACTGTTTCAGTACTTGATTGACACTGGAATGGCTTGGAGTCTTCAAGGTCATTACGGTCGCATGGCAGAAGGACTCATTATGGATGGCCTTTGCACACCAAGAGTTAAAGATTAAAGTAATAAGAACAGAAAGTCCGGGAGGACTCTCGGTGGATTGACCACCACCGGCTGAATGAAGAGGTCAAATAAACAAGTAAGGAAGGAACTAGTAAGATGACTAACGAACTTATCTGGGTACCAAAACCAGATGGTAAGTGCTGGAATTCTAGTCGTACTCGCGACATAGTTGACCTAGCGTTCACTGTTACTAAGGAGACACCAACAAGTTTCTCCCGAGTAGATATTCGTTGTTCTAAGAACGATGAAGAAACTGGACGAGCACGTACTATCATTGGGCGTATGTTCTATGCAACTCACCAAGATGCTAAGGCAAATATCGCTACGATGCTACAAATGGCACAGACTGAGACTAATCGAGATATTGCGCGTAAGTACTTTCTCTACCGTATGCTTGGTCTATCGTACGAGGTTGGTAAGACTGGCATTGTCTTGAATCCTTGCATCTCAATCGATGGTGTTTGGAAAGAGAAGTCAGATCTAGGTATGGTATATTCTACTATTCCTACAACGGTTGAAACTACCTCCAGTGTTACTGAAGATGCACCAACTACTGTTGTAGCAGAAGTAGAACCCGAACCAATGATTGATACCTCATTCACCATTGACACAAGCGCATGGGATTTCGGTGGAGACAAAGCAGATATTCCAGGCTTTAGTATGATGTTTGATAGTATCGGAGACGTTATTGAAGCAATTAATCCAGTGTTAGAACCTGTATCAGTAGCACCAGTAGAACCAGATGTACCTGCTGCACCGCAGTTCATTACTATTAATGGTAAGCAAATTGAAATTGTTTTCCCTAAGTAGTTAAGTTAGTATGACCTGGGTATGTCATTAAACTGCCCACTCAAATAAACCAAACAAGTAAGGGGAATATAATGGGAAAGTATGCAATCACTTCTGATGCAGCTACCAATGAGATTGCAATCGTTGACTTTGATGAGGCAAATTCATACAAGCAACTGAAAGCAGCCACTGGTGGTGGCTTGATCCAATGCGTAAGTATCGATTCACTCGGTATTGATCTGTGGATCGATGACGAAGGAAAGCTCGTTGAGAACCCACGCATGAACGTATTCGGGACTGCTCTATGGATTCACGAGTATGGCATGACTGATATGATTGTCGGTGATATCATTATCACTGGTGGCATTGATGATGAAGGCAACACTCTAGCGATTGATAGCCTAGAAAAAGCTGCAGAAATCATTGAAGCAGCAAAAGCAGCAACGTCTTCTATCTTAGATGGTAGTTACCTTAGGTCGTTGTTCCCTGATGTAGAGTAGTAAGGTGGTCCTAATCTGGTGATGATGTATGATGGTTCGATCCCATCTTAGGACGCTCCCAAGTAGGGAATAGTAAGTTAAACAAGGAGTAAGATTATGGGTTTAGACCAGTACGTATTCATGGTTGAACGTCATGAAGATAACACTGACTTTATGTACTCAGAAGATGCTGATACATTTGAGTTAGCTTATCGTCGTAAGCACCCCAACCTTGAAGGATGGATGGAAGATCTATTCAATAGCAAAGCAAACGCGCAAGGCTTTGAAGGAGATAAAAGGTTTCTTACTGAAGTTGTTGCTCACATGGTTGGTGTAGTCGATAAGTCAGAAGTTACCCCAGAGATGCTTGAGATGGTAACATCTGAAGAAGCTATGAAAGCTATCATTCGACAAGAGCAGTATGCTTCGATGGCTGCTAATTTACACAAGTCTCGAATCTTTAACAACCAACCGTTGAGGTTAAATGTTGGTGACTTGGACCAGTTAGAAATGCATGTACGCCTTGGTACATTACCTTCAACTTCAGGATTTTTCTTTGGTGAGAATTCAGATTCATATTACTACAATGAAGACCTGGAACTTATCTTGGAAGCACGAGAAGCAATTAATAAAGGTCACGACGTTTATTACGTAAGTAGCTGGTAGTTAAGGTATCCCTAGCCAATTGGTGGTGATGTATGCTAGTTCGAATCTAGCTTAGGGTGCTCCTCATAATGAGGTTAAACAAGCAAGGAGAATAACATGGGAGACCGTGGACAGGTAGAATTGGTTAGTGCTGAGGGTTCAGTGTTTTTGTATACCCATTGGGGTGCTGATTATCTTCCTATGACTGTAGCTAATGCTCTAGGGCGTGGGAAAGGTCGTTGGGGTGATGATGAGTATCTCAACCGTATCATCTTCTCAGAGATGATTTTCGGTGAAGTAATGGGTGAAACTGGCTATGGCATTGGTCTATCAGAGCATGATGACGTATGGCGTATTGTTGTAGTTAACCATGTAGATAGGACTGTTGTGATTAAAGAAGTTGATTACTCAGACATCAGCATAGAACACTACCAAGAAACTATCAAGTGGACTGCAACTGATCCAGTGACGTTTGATGAATTCATCAGTTTATTTAAGGGGGTATGATGAAAAAGTATACAGCCATTGCTACGGTTGAATACTATTATGAATTCACCGAAGAAGACATGCCTAAGGGCTATACTCCTGAAGCATGGGCAGAAGATGTGTGGGCAAACGGCCATGCATTCCTCATCGATGGTCATGAAATGGAAGTAGATGAGGTAGAGGAGATAAAATGAATCAGAACTGGCGTGATGATGCCAATTGCATCGGTGTAGACACTGATGTGTTTTTCTTTGAAGGTAGAATGTTACCAAGAGAAATAAAAATAAAGATGGATGCAGCTAAGGTATACTGTGACAATTGCATAGTGCAACAGGAATGCCTAAAGTACGCCATTGATAACAACGTGGTCGTTGGTATCTTCGGTGGTATGACACAGCTACAGCGTAGGGCAGTCAAAGGAATGCCAAAGAAAGGTAGCAAGTATGATGTTACTGTTTGATTATGGCATCGAGACTCCAACTAACTTAGCAGAAGCAATGAAAGTTATTGCTAAATTGTTGGATCGATGTGAACAGCTCAATGAAGTAATAAATATGTTAGAGGAGTAAGCAATGAAAGAGTATTACACAAAAGTTTCTATGGACGTTGCTGTTGTAGCAAGCAGCCCCGAAGAAGCAACCGAGAAACTAAATCAGTGGTTGGATGGTCAGCAACTGATAGATAAGCAATTAGAGTCTGACTTCTGGTGGGACAACATCGATTGGGATGATTGGGCTATCGTAAACACAGGAGAGGAAGCATAGTGAGTAAGAAATATCCTATTTGTTTAACATGCGGTATGGAGTTAGATACTCCATTAAAGCACCCATGTGACGAATGTGATGATGGTACATGTGATGAATGCTGGGGAGTATAATGGATGAAGTAACTAAAGATAACCTAGAAGAATGGTTTGAAGAGATTGATTTCACTGATTTAGATCAAGATGATCTCGATGAGTTAAACAATGAGCTGGACAAAGCTCGGGCATCAGTCTTTGAAACATTCCTCAATGAGTTCCCAATCAAGTAAGGAGTAAGTTATGATATGTGAACCATGTGATCATGGACCTACTGTATATGAAAACTATTGTCAGCATTGCAATGGTTTATGCCCCATATGTAGTGAGATGGGTGAGTGTGACACCTGTGGTAGAGAATATGAATTAGCTAGTCGTGATGGTCGTTGTGGTGACTGTGGTGACTGTAGTTCATGTTGCACACATACTTAGGAGGAAACAATGAGTAAGTACCTTATCCGCGACTGGATGAACAACATCCTGTTTGATGGTATTGAGTTTGATAGTTTTGAGGAAGGGTGGGGTTGGTTGTACGTCAACCACCCTGAGCCAGATGAATCAAGCCCCGACTGGATTGACGGTTGGAACGACGATTGGTTCGTAGTAGAGAAAGGTTACACAGTAACCGGAAACAAGGAGGAAGAGTAATGGATCCAGAGACACTAGAGGCAGCAATTAGCCTAACTAAATGGGCTATCAATGATTCAGAGAAAGATGGCAGCGTAGAACGTGCTATCCATAATCTTAAACGTGTCTACGGTTTCTTGACAGATACAGAAGTAGGAGAATAAGTATAATGGAATATCATTACGTGGTAACGTGGTCTGAGAGTAAAGGTTGGTACATAGATTGGGAAACAACTCTTGCCCGTTTTGATAAAGGTAAGAACGTTTTTGTACCTAACTTAAACGAGTGGGTATTTGCTGATCCTTTCACAGAAACTGGTGAGACTGAGAGGGATATATTGTACGAGTTCCAAGACACATTAGATCAATTAAACAACAACAACTGGAAAGAAGTGTCATGAATAAAAATGAGCTGATCGAAAAGATCATGAAGTTTTATCCGTTTGAGTTGGGAGATGATCCCTATAAGTGCGGTCAATCGGATACTCTCGACAGAGTAATTGAACTAATAGTTAAGGAGATGTAAGCTATGACTTACACAATCCAATTTGATTCAGATGTATATGATGATACATTACCAGATGGTTATATGCGCAATGCCTCTGGACAAGTAGTGCAAGTAAGTTACTGCTGCAGCAATTTTGCCAATGGCTATGACTGTGGCTGTGCTGAGTATTAATTAATGAATCGAAACGCCGGGAGGCGTATTCATAGGGTTGACCGCCTATGGACTGATGAGATAGGTTAAATAAAGGATACATCATGGATGATGAACAGGTAGAAGAACTAGTAAGCGACATGTACAATGGGAAAATTAGCCCTGTTTCTATGTATCGTGAGCTTGAAAGCTACGGCTTTGATGGAGATCTAGTAGACTTCCTATAAGGAAGCTAACTCCTCGCATTTCACATATAACAATAAAAATAAAGGAGAAACAATGGGATATTACGAACCAGATGATGAACCAGAACCGATTGAAGAGGAAGCTACTAGAGATGTAGAATGCCCTTGTGGTGAACCACATACTGGTATCGAAGGCATCACTATGACTTGTTACTCACACAATCGCAGTGGGAGTATATATAGCGGTGGTTGGGTAACTAGCGGTAGCTGGGGTGATGGAGAAGGTACATTCTATTATATCTGCCCTAAAACAGGAAAGGAGGAAGAAGTAACATTTGACGCTTCATATGAATACATCGACTCATACGAGTACGATGGAGAATATTAAATAAGAGTAAGGCATATAATGCAAGTAATTGGCGAAGACAAAATTTCGCAAGTACAGTCTATGGTCAATCAATTAGACGAAGTAAGTAAATGCTTCACTGAATTGTTAGAGGGTTTTGAGATCTATAACAATCACAAGGGAAGCCTTAACATATCAGTCTATGAGGCAGCTTTAGCTCTGTACGAATGTGCTTTGAAAGCTATGGAAGAGCAGATAAGTAACATGAATATCCACATCAAAAGCATTAATAAGCTGTTAAGTTAGAATTGCCGAAACACCGGGAGGTGTACGGAGAGGATTAGTCGTCTCTCCGCCGATGATGGCTAGACTATAACAAGGAAGGAACAATGATGGTAAGCAAACTTACTGATATTATTTCTAGGGTACAAAAAATCTTACGCTTAGCGGAGAGTAGTAATCACCCTGGAGAAGTAGCAGCAGCTCAATCACTTGCTCAGGAGCTCATTACGCAATACCAGATTGAGGAAGCTCAGCTTAATAACCATGTGGGTTCTGGTGGCATTACTTCATCAAGGATTGAAGTAAATAAACCATATCTTATTGATAAGAGTGTGCTACTTAATTCCATTGCTAAACATAACTTTTGCAAGGTATTGCGAGGAGATGGTTACTGCATGATCTATGGTTATCAAAGCGATATTGATTTTTGCTTAACTCTTTACGAGATCCTTTGTCCCCATATGGTTAGCGAGATGAAAATTAAGTTAGAAAAAGCTAAGGCTATTTATAATGATACTTTGCCAGTTAAAGCTTGGACAAAGAGTTTCTTTGCAGGGTATGCTGTTACTATTAGTGAACGTATCAAAGAATCTAAGGCCAAAGTCATTAAGGATAATGAAATTATTGGTACATCAGTGGAGCTAGTAGTCCGAGATAAGCAGCATGCTATCGAAGATTATTTTCAAAGTGTTGGTAAAAAGAAATCCAGACAATCAGATAAGTTAACTTCTATTAACGGGTACGATGCTGGTATACTAAGTGGCAAGAACGCCAACTTAAATCAGACTGTCATAGAAGGATAGATATAAACATGAAAATAGTTTATGCATTACTCTATGATACCAGCTACAATAGCATGGAAATATCTGGACTATATACTAGTTTAAATAAAGCCCAAGCTGCTGTGCCTGGAGCTGAATGGAAGAAACACGAGAACTTAGCCATGTGGGAAGCTCTTGCTGGTGATAAGTACTGGTGCATCAATGTTCATGCACTATTAGATTAATCCGTGTGAAGGCGCACCTGGGTATGTGCAAAAACTACCCTCAGAATATATCTCTAAACTTTTTCATCGTCGGCCTCTTGACATACCACCGTAGTCACGGTTTGCTCGCTGAGCACCGAATACTCTTAGCCTATCTCTGGCAGAGACAGGTTGCATATCACTAGAATTACGTGTGTGATAGCCACCTTGAGAACCAGGGTATAGATTGGTGTTGCTAAGACGATCACGCATCTCTAGCTTAACGAAGTTGTCTTCGAGCAAACCATCAACAATAACCATGATGCAGTCCGAGAGGTCTTCTGTGCGAATAGGACCAAAGTCCTGCTTACGTACCCTACCATTAATCTCTTGAAGGAATTTAAGTTCTTGTTCTAATAAGCTAGTGCCATCAGGACCAAAGTCATCTCGGTATGAGTGGATCCAGTTCATACCAATAGCAGATTTGAAACGTTCTGCACGCTTCATGTTGCTTTCCTTGGAGAACTTTTCTTCACGTATCTTAACCTTATGTGGTGGGTTAAGCTGCGATAGACGCTTCTTTAGTCTAGGAAGCGTAACGAAAGCACCATATTGGTCGAATGAGAATACTTTAGTAGTACGGAACGAGCATAGTATGTCTACAAGCTCTTCTTCTACCTGCTCATAGTCGATCTGATGGTCTTCATAGTCTTCAGGATCCCATACCTTAATCCAGTCAATGATAACGTGGTACCATTCTTCGCCATCTTCTTCGTCATACATCTTTTCAACGTGACCAATCATCGCAGCAGTGTTAGCACCACTCTTCGATGGGTCGCAGTGCCCCTGATAAATTACGCTAAACTTACCTTCGAAAACTGGCTCGAGGATACGAGTCTCACCCTTAGAGTCAATGAATGGTTCGAACATACGCTCAACCATCTTAGGGTTAAGGTAAGCGTTGGTAACTTCAGCCCACTGGCTCATCCGCTCTACCTTAAAAGCATCAGGCTCACGTTTTTCAAGGAGTTTCATGCTTTCATCATATTCTTGAGGAGCACCACGGAAATTAAACCCACCTGTTGCTCGTGGGTCTGCCCAGTCTTCATAGGGGCCCCATGAAGGGAGCTGAGCCATCATCATGTTGGGATAAGCGGGAGTGTTCTCTTCTACGTTACGCTCTAGGGCAGACTCGTACAAGTTATACGCTTTACCAACTTTTGTGAATGGTGACGACGGTATATAGATAAAACCATCTTTGTTGAATTGGTCCAATGCGGGAGTAATAGCGTTATAGACTTCTTCAGACGTTCTGGCGCCACCTGTACCTTCGATCATGTGTGCGAACTCGTCGAACAGAACTGAGTATACCGTAGCACCACGACTGGCTTTAGAGTTACTCGTAACAGCCATATTCCGAACACTAGCGATCAAACGACTTGGTCGTAGACCTCTAGCTTCGAATGCTGCAATACGTCTAATGTCTGCAGGAGTACGCAACGCAAGGAAATGCTCTTTAGAGTCAGCGATATATGGCTGGAAGCAAGGAGCATCAATGATCGTGTTAGAAAGGTCAGCAAATTGGTAGCGCTTAGCCTGTTCAATGTTGGTAGCTACGCACAACGTATAAATATCTTTAGATTTATCGATGCCGTAATACCATTGGGGATCATCTAGCATAATTAGCTGCCAATTAAGATACGCACCCATGATACCACCAATGTGGCCTTTACCACCACGACGACCAGTGATATTGACTACTTCACGGAAATGTTTATAGCCATTTGCTTTAAGGTAATCTACGCGCTCAAGAACATCAGGGGAGACACCAATTGCCACTCCATTGCGATCAAAATTCTTTGTCCATTCATCAATGACTTCATAGTCATAGTCTGTCATGTGTTCTGTTTCCAGGCACATAAGTCGGAGTAAAGTCTTTTGACGAGGGTATAGCTTACGGCCTAAGAATTCGGGGTGCTCAGCGAACGTAACAATGTCTGGTAGCTCTGGGTTCTCTTTGAGGCTTTTCTTCGCTATCTCAAAGAAGTCATTTTGACCACGTAAGATATTGGCATTAGAATTCTTAGTTATCTTTGGCAAGGTCTACCAATCTGAATCAAGGTTACTATAACGCTCAAGCCATGGGCTAGTGTTATGGTCAGATTCATCAGCCGAGACATGGCTAACGACAGTGTAGGAATCACCTATACTATGGTCAGCGTAGTTAGTAGCATTAGCAGCATTGCCTCTGGCCTTTTCCTTCATAGCATCTTTGCACTCTTGGCCACCCTCTTTACCACATTTCCCAGGCTTGGTGCCCTTAGGACGACCACAGCTCAAGCAACCTAGAGCGGCTTCTTTTCTATCACCACTACCGTGCTTACTTACCATCATAGCAGCGAAAGAGGCTTCAGCCTTTTCTTTTGTGTCGTGGTGCGACAGTACCTTACCGGTACCTTTTTGTGTAATGACCCACTTATCGCCCTGCTTCTCAATGTACTGGTTAGCAGTCTTTTCATTAGCGTATCGTTCGTTAAATTTCATTAGTCTTTCTCTTTCTTTCCGCCGCCATGCTTCTTTACGATGCTAGCTGCCCATGATTTACCAGCGTCACCACCCCATGCAAGCCATGCTACCTTACCTGGGCTATCATTGTTCCAGTCTTTACCCTTCTTGTCAACACCATGGCGTGAGAAGTATGAGTGCATACGCTTGATGTCACTAAGAGGAACCATCTCACCAGCGGCAAGCTGATGGGCGCGGTGACGACCTACGCTAGTAAAACCGTCACCAGCTTTACCTTGTTCAATTAGTTTGAGTGCATGCTTGGCAGCGGATTGCACTGATGCTGGTGGCTTAAATTTGCCACTCTCTTTATCTTTAGCGTAACGTAAGTTCCAATTCATGATTATCTCGCAATCTTGCAAGCTTCAATGGCACCAGTGAGAGCAGCAAGTGCAGCAGCGTGACGACCAGCCTGAACCTTATCACCTTGCTTAGAGTGCCAAGCAACACCCTTTGAGTGGTGATCTGCCAATGTTTCCATGCTAGAAATGTGAGCGTTGTGATCTACTTCGCTAGGCCATGCGCCAGCTGTCTTCGATACTTCGTATGGACGACTGGTTGGATTAGCTACCTTATCAGCGCATGAAGCACAATGGCTAGCACCAGGCTCAGGCTTATTAAGACAGTTAGGACCCTCGCACCTATCACTAGCCGTGTGGAAGTTAATAGTAGTTGAAAGTTCTTCTGCTCTAGATACTTTACGCATTGTTTCCTTCTTTGTTAGCTGCTTTTGGTAACATAGTATTTATATCACCTTTGTGTATTCCACGAACTGTTTTAATGGTTTTTGCGTGATCTTTATCGATCACTTTGCCATCTTTGTCTTTATTCTTTGCTTCAACTTGGTCTAGATGTTTACAAGATGGGCAATAACTCTTGCTTTCTATGCAAAATGGTGAGATCTTTTTATAATCTATACCGCTACCACCAACAGATGCATAACGTATGTTCCATTCTGTCATCGTCCTTCTCGCTTCACTCGATCTACTTGTTTAAGGAACACTTTAACTGCTGCGTTGGCATCATCCATTGAAGTGTGTCTACCCAAATCGACGCCGTAATCTGAACATAATTGTTCAAGGCCATGCGATTTATAGCCTGGATGCTTTCTATCTTTAATTGCTCTAGGTTCTATAACACCTTCATGCACGTCAGTATTTATAGTTCTTTTTCTAGCATCAGCAAGATCAAACCCACTAGAGCTAATAGGTAAGCGATTGTATCTAGCATAATTGTGCTCTAGCATATTATGGTCGAAACCGAGATTCGAACCTAAGAAAACAGCACCTTGTTTCTGGTAGTGTGCTAATCTTTGAACGAATCTATTAATACCAACCTGTGGGTGCAAAGCAGGGCTGAATATATTCCCGGTGTGATCTTTTATAATGTTGCCGCTATAACTAGATTCTAAATCTTCATCGGTAAAGTGGTGAACGCTCGTGGCACCTGGTGAGTTTGGGAAAGAACCATTATGTACTAGAAAGTGCTCATGTTCATCAGTTTTTTTACCATGCCTATAAACAACCATACCATAAGATACTGGTTCTTCTTTAACAGGCTTAAAACCAGTAGTTTCCGTATCGAACCCAACGATTAGCTTAGGGACTGATCTATATAGACGTTCTCCTTCAGGCCTCTCGAAGATGCTATTGTCGAACTCTTCAGAATTGGCGTACTTGGCATTAAACATTATTCTTCCTCGTACTTATCGTGCTGATAGTCTGAAGGCAAGAATTGACTGCTGCCTAGGTTAACCAGTGAGTTAACTGCTCTTCTATTCTTAACAAATTCACCTATTGTTCTACTCTGTGCTTGCTTTAGACGATAGTGATTCGTAAGCTTGTTAGTCTTATCGTAGTAGGATTCTATCGGTAATATCATGCTATCATCATTAACTTCAGTATTACTGACATGTTCTTTCAACGATGGGTCTAACTTAGAGCACTCATTCAACATCCACTCGTTAGCACGCCTACGCCATGGTGTGTCTATGTAATTACCACCAAGTTTGGGTCTATTCTTTAATGCCAAATGGTGACCAAAAAGGTCTCTTACATCATCATCATGCTCAACATTTGAACTGTATATGGTCGCGCCCTGAAGGTGCCTTCCACCCGTTGAGTTTAAAAGCTTTTCGTTGTCGCTGATAGTTTGGGCGTAATTCTTTTGGTATCCTAGAGCCTCTTGTTTGGCCTTGGAATGGTCACCATTGTTCTTGTACGCTGTCTCATAATCTTCCAATGGGATTCCATCAGTCAATGCTTCTACGCAATTGTTATGAGTTGCACCAATGTTACGTAACCTTTTATACGTTGCCTTATCAAAACTCTGGGGATCTACATCAAGACTTTTAACATGATTATATTCTTCATCAGTTGGCTCAACTTTTGATTCGCTACTGCCAACATCGAAAGTATCTTTATAATCTTCCACGCTTTTTCTCTTTTGTTCCCTATGTCTTATTTCCCATGGGGTTAAACCACGGGAATGGGTATCTAATATCTCACCATGTGGCATACCAGCAGTCTTACCAGCAACATAAGTGCGGCAGTCTACGCCTTTGGAGTAAGCTTCTTTAATCTGTTCGTGGCTAGCACCTGATCGCCTAGCATTGGCATAATCATCAAGATGACGATCATAGTCGAAGAGACCCCTCTTTCCACCGATGTTATGTAATATATGCTTAGTTGGACGTTTCCCCTTGTCCCAGCTGTTAGCATCCATAACATCAGAATGGCTGATACCAAGACCTCTGGCAAAAGAATATGAAGGTAGATTTAAACCAGCATCACCTTTAGCTTCATCAGCTTCTTCTTTAGTTATGCCATCCTTTTTAGATGGAGATTTATTATCACCGATGTCCTCGGGCATTTCTAACACGCCGTGGAAATATCCTTGGTGTTCATACTTTGGCTTTTCTTCAACCGTTGTATCAACCGAAGACTTATTGCCCTTAGGAGAGAATGGAGTGGGATCTTCCGGTGGCTCAATACTTCTAGGCTCTGTAGAGATTATACTATGCACACGGTCTAACCTAAAACTGCGCCAGTCTTTTCTGCTTAGGCAAAAAGCTCTGAGGTATGTTTTACCACTCTTTGGATCTTTACCAAGTTCAGATGGTATAACAGTACGAGGTTCTGGTTCACCACCAGGCTTTTCATACCACATATTTACTTGGTGTTTCTTGTTCCTAGCTTCCAAGAAGTCAGGTGTATGCTTCTCGATGATTGCCAGTTTTATATTCTGTATTTGATCATCAAGCATAGGTTACCTGTTACATTCCGGGGAGGATGAGCTTCTTACTGCTCATCCCAAGGCTTGCACGCTTAGCCTCGTAATATGTGTCAGCGACACCCTTACCAGTCTCATAACGGTTCTGTTCATTGTTGAATACGCTACCATCGATGCGCCCTACGATAGTAATGGTAGGTGGAGTAGGAGTTGAACTAATTCCTGGCATTACCCAGTCTACAACGACTTGAAAACCAAGCAAAGCGAACTTTTCATCAGCTTCATTGCGCATGGATGTAAGGTTTTCGAAGCTACCCTTGCGATAACCATATTTGTCCTGGAGTTCCTGCAGGAGCTTCCAAACACCCATGAGTTCTGATTCCATAAGCTCAATGGGCTGCTCCTTACCGAGTGCTTCTTCTTCAGCCTTCTGTTGAGCAAGATAAGCATTAACCTGTGCAATTTGAGCAGGTGTTTGCTTTACATCCTCAGGGCGAATTCCTGGCAGGTCGTATGGGTCAGTAGTCATTGTTTATTCTTTCTCAGCTGTTGTGTTCTATTGTATTGAAAGAGTTATCAGCGGCTACACCACGCATTTTTTCTAATACACGCTGGCGGCATGCTGGGTCACCTTCGCAGCCCTTAGCACCACAGTCGGTACAGATAACATTCTTCTTGGCCGCTGACAACTTATCTTGTATAGAGTCTATATTAGCAGATACACGAGATCCACTCTTTCGACTATTTTCACGCTCTTTTAGCTTATTTCTTACGGCGACTGCTGCTGCACCGTTACCGACAAGGAACGTACCTTTCAAGAAATCCATGACTTTCCCTGGCATGTGAGCAGCGCCGCTACCATTCTGGTCTTTGGTTACGTTATTAATTACACCCTGGCGCCAGTTATCGCACTGTGCTTGAACATAACTTTGAGCGTTAACACCACTGGGAATGCCAGGTGTATTTGCAACTGTTATGGGGCATGTGCCAGCGTTGGAGCTATGTGTCTTTCCCATGGCATAGTCGACGACATGATTGGCGAGTTGTTTAACGCCATCGACACCGTGTGTTGCGACATGATTAACAATGGCAGCACCAATACCGCTAGCCAACTTAGTATTTGAATTGAATGTGCTGCGGATCATTTTATTATCTTTCTTTGCTTGGATTCTGCGGTTCTTTGCTTGCATGCTTTCGTCACGAATAGCCTCTAATTCACCAATCCTCTTGGCGTGCTCAGATTTAAGAGTTTGCATGGCTGCTTGTCTACCTGATTCGGTGGTCGTATCAATATAGGGGTAGGCCTTAGTTAAAGCATCTTTGAATGAAGACTCATAATTATGCTTTGCATCGTCACTCAAAACGGGTGCTGGAAGCATTCTTTCTTGAGGGATGGGGCGTTGCTCAAATATTCTACGAGTGGTCTTTTTAGTGACTGGCTTCCCGCTACGGTCTAATTTAGGTACTTCTTCGAAGACGCTCTCCTCGTATTCGGAAGGAGCCTGGACGAGGGTTCGTTTTTTGCCACGATCAGGAATTATTTTCCGAGTTACTGGATTGCCGCTTTCATCAAGCTTTAGCTTCTTTTCAGTTACTGGCTCTTCTATCTCTTCTGTTCTACCGGTATCCACCGACTCATGGGTCGGTTGGTTCTTGTATGCATCCAACTTTTTGTTGAAGTCTTCGTAACCACTCAAATCTGGTAGTACACGTTCTCGCTGGAACAAGAACTTATGTTCTCTCGGTAAGTTAGCCGCCAAGCCAGAACGTAATGCTGGATGAGTTATCTCTGGATGTTCTTCTGTATGTACTGGATTCTCGAATAAGATAGACCGAGGATCTTCCGATGGCTTGTATACCATTGGGTTTGGATTCTCACGTTCTTTCTCATAGTACGTAACCTTGTTCTCGTCCTTTTCTTCGAACCCCTCAGCTCTAAAACGCGGAGTACGGTATATCGTTCTTCTTTTCAGGCCAGGATCTTCGATTGGTCTTACACTATTCCAACTCTCGCCAGTTTGCATGGTCGCACCAGTGTCTACGCTGGGAGAAGGACCTACGATGGGACCTTGTCTGCTTGGGTATTCTGTAGCTTTCTCTACTCCTTCCATCGATGATGGCTGGTAGAGCAAGTTTTTTGGTTTTACAAGAGGTTCTCTTGTCTCAGTGGCGCTTAGTGTTTCGGCTCTAAGTTTCTTAGTGAGATAATCGAGGCGTTTCCCGTGCTCTTCTTCAGTCTCGTATGATTTTCTTTCAAAAGAAGGAGTAATATCAGTTGTTGATACACCTGGTGTTCTCTCTATTGACCATCCACCAATAGACCTATTTTTCTTCCTGGGTTTATTATCTGCTTTACTCTGAATATCTTGGTCAACATCTTTAAAAGAGATGCCGTGCGCAGACTTGTTGTGCTTGTCCCAACTATCAAGCGAATCATGCAGAAGGTGGGTGCTTATACCTGCTTCCAAAGATGGCTCTTCATCTGCACGCCATTGCTTATAAACATCACTTGCCACACCAGCGGCAGCCCTATTCGCATACTCTGAAGAGATAGGGCCGCTTCTTAATAACTTATCGGCTTGATCTTTCTTGACGCTGAGGATGCCATTGTTAAAATTCTGTCGATGGTGTTCACACGTGGCGCAGTCTTCTATGCCGAATGAGCTGGGTGAAGTTGGTGTTGAGCGTACTTTATTAGCCTTTTGCTCCTGTTCAGTCTTATAAGCCATACCCCCTCTGGCGGATCTAAACGATTGCATCTCTCCAGATGACAGACCAATTTTATCTTCAGTCTCTTTTTGGCTCATACCAGAATTTTGGGCATGGCTGACCAAGTGGTTTATAAAGCCAATATTCCTAGAACGTATGTCACCAGAACCAGACTGCTCGTGCAAGCCCTCGAGGACTTTTACATTCTGTTCTCTTTTTACAGCATCAGGCTCGTCCATTAATCCCATGATTTTGTCGACCACAAAACGATGGTATGGTTGTGAACGCTTTATGCTCCTCGTTGGGTGCTTGAGCATTTCCATCGCATATGAGTGAGGGAAATCACTAGTTATTGCGCCCGTACTTGGATCAGTGCGCTCATTAACGAATGTCTTAAAACATTTGCAGTTAGACGCACCAGTAATCTCGCCCATTTCCACAGGGAATGCACCTACGCGGCCAGCATCCTGTGGTTTGTCTTCTGCAACAGTCCCTTTATTCTTAGAGAAAATATCACTGACTTTTTTCATTAGTATGCTTCACCTTCATCGCCATCACCCTTATCACGGTGCCAACCACCACCGATACCAGGTGCTGCTGCGTAATCATCTTCTAAAGATCTATTTAGCTTATATGCCAATGTTTTCAAGCCGCCACCAATACGTTTATGGCCTTCGCTGCAACCATCATAGCGTCTATCTTCGCAGGTGTCTTCATCTCCACCACGTGAATCGTGGTGACTAGACCAGCTATTTAACGTAGTTATTAGATTCTTAGCGTGGTACAATCTCATACCATCATCTTTGCCAAGTAAACCGTGCAAAGATTTTACCATTTCTTCTTTATGACGATGGCAGTCGATGCAATCAGTGCATGTTGGGCATTTTGTTACACTACTTATACCAGAAAATGGCATGCTTTCCATGCTATCTCCTGCTTTTCTAGTGCTCAAAAAGTCGTGTAAGTGCTTACCTACGTCGTTACTAATGGCGCAAGGATGTAAGATGGTCTTCTCATCTTTATCGCTGTAATAGCCGCTTTGCATACTATTGCTAATAGCTGTGAAAGAAGGCCAAGCATCTCTTAAAGCCTTCGTGAACCTGGGAGAATTTGGGAATGAACCAGCATTAGGATCATAGCTCATTACGGGGTAATTTTCATTACCACCTTCTATGATGCTCGTCGCATTCTTATTGATTCCTCTGTATAAGCTAGGTACTTTTGACTTAGAAATCTGAGCATTACGCCCAAGTCGAACATCATCTGGGGCCTTCTCACCGTTATCTTTGACGGTTCTAGCGAAGCCTTCAGCCAAATCTTTATAATCCTGGCCAGATTTACTAAGTTCTGGTTCGTTAACAACCATGATTATTTCCTAATCTTTTAAGGATTACCATTCTTCACAACCACTGCGGCATACCTTGTGGTATTCGCCGTTCCTTTGCTTCTTTGGGGTTACTCTGCTTGGGCTAACGTTCTGTTTGCATCTATGGCATACAACTAGACCGGATTTAGTAAGACCTGGATCTACTCTTCCATTTTCATCTCTAGCGCTCGGTATTATTGCCTCGGGATCAGATGAATACATCTGTGTTAATCCAGATTTTGCGAACTCATTATAACTATTGAATCCTAGGTTACCTTGTTGACGATTTTCTGATCGTCTTACCTCTGTTTGTGGGTCTGAACCTATTGGGATTGCTGGCTCGCCAGTCTCCTCATTGATTAAGTCAGTAATTACAGTCTTAGAAGATCTAAAGCGGATTGGGGCGTCAGCTTCATCAGTAGGGATGCCTCGTCTGGGAAATCTGGGAATTTTTGCTGATAATTTATCCATAGATACTCCTAATAATTACAATTACTCTAGCGTTTTAAAGTACTTTTTACATATATTTAGAAGTCTTCTTCCAGATCAACATCAATATATTCTTCTCCAAAGTCAGCTTGCTTAAGTTTTTTAGGTTTGCCCGGAACGTCAACCGAACCGTTCTGGTACTCTTCGATCTTATTAAAGAGTTTTTCCTTCATATCAGATGGCAGGGTATCACGAATAGCTAGTAGAATAACGTCAAGTTGGCTAATGAGGTCTTCAGGACGATAGTTGTCCTGCCCTTCCTTCTCAAGCTTTTGAAGCATTTCCATCGCATGCATTGTCTGAGTTAGTGTAGGTTTCTCATAACCCTGAGCAATGTCTTCGAAACCTTTGGCAACGATTATTTCGTAGAAAGCTTCTGCAGTTAGCAAACCTGCTGATCCTCGTTCGCCAGCATCTAATATGCTACGATTTTTCTCACGGGCACGTTTTTCAACGATGTCGCGTACGATTTTCTTCTCAAAAGGCAGATGGTTCTTCTGGTGATTACGAATATTCTCGTAATTGATGCGATCTGAGCCTTCAATGCCTAATTTATCTTGCAGTGGTTGAACGAGGGTAAGCACCTCTTTATACGTTTTAGGGAACAAAAGTAATGAATCAATGATGCTCTTCAATTCATCGCTACTATTGCAAATCTTGCATAAAGGTGAGTACTTATAGAGGAAAATCTCACCATCTATCTCTTCGCTAAGCAAATCAGCCGTAGTAGGCGTCATCTTAACTAGATCTTTATACTCACGGGTTCTGCGGTCCATTTTTATCCTCGGGTTTTCTACCTGTCAAAAGGTTGTTCTTATCAACATGCGTTCGCCTAAACACACCCTGCTTCGGTGGCAATTCATCCCAACCGTTTAATTTGCTCTGGACTTCTCTGCGTCTACGCCGCTCTAATTGGTATTCGCTGAGGAATCCCCAATCTTTTGTGGCTTCTCTACCAGATTCTTCTCTAAGATCGAGCAGTATGCGGTGGCCGAACCAATCTAGCTTGGCACCCATACTCATTTCTTCCCAATTTTGAGGGAGTCTATCTCTATATGTGTTTTCTAGCTTGCTATACTGTTGTTCAGGCGTAGGATCATTTGTTGGTTCAATCGTGTTTTCTTCACCCATTAGTCTATCTCCGTGCTCCAGACTGTACGACAAAGCTGCTGCAAAGCTTTTCTTTTATACATGCCCACCTGAGATGACCATTTTGTGAAACCCATCATTCTTGCTACTTCGACTTCTTTACGGTTCTCAAGGCATGAGAGTACAACTGCCTGCTTTTGACGAGGCGGAAGTCTGTCTATACCTTTCATAACATCATAAATATTTATGGTTATACCATTAAGCAACTGAAGCTCAGGGTTACCAGAAGTAAGATAAACCTCGTACCACTCCCAATAATTATTTAGAATACGTTCTAGAATTTGCCAGGTCATCTGGCCTCTAACTACTTCTTGGATCCTAGACTTTCTCTTCTTTGGGAGATCATCGTCCATAGCTGTTCCTATACAATTGGTTTTGGATATGTCTCTGAGTAGCTTTCAAGCTATTTACCTTATCATTAATGATTCTCCATGCGCTATACTGCACGAAGTAGAACAAACGATCGTCTCTTGTTTCCATACGAGCACGAGCATTTAAATCATTCGTCGTACCCTTTGCATGCTTTACGTACGAAGTGTTGTACTTATCATCTAGCATGTAGTAAGAGAACTGTGCTTTAAGGTATCTGCGGGTGACTTCTTCCTCAATCGCCACGAGAGAGCTTTGTAAGTTAAGGAACAGTCGATCACCTTCTGAACCACCGATGTCGCCACCCGAGTTAAAACGAGCAATGATAACCTCAGCGGGATCAATATACTCTTGCATAAAGGAACTAACGATCTGCTCAATACTATCAAGCATTTCCTTCTCTTCAGGTTTGCTCTCCCACCTGAAAGATCTGACTACAAAACGATGAAGATCACCGAACTTATCATCATGTGCGACATCAAGCTCTGGTTCGGTAAGACCTTCTAGGCCCTTCCTGAAACCACTGTATGAACTCATCTATTTCCATTCTCAAACGACTAGGTTAGTATATCTTAATTACATCAGTACATCAATACTATTTAGTTAAATACTCAGCTGATATGAGCCCTCTGTACTGAGCAGGTGGGTTCTCGAGATAGTCTGCAGCCTTACGAAGAATATCAGCATTCTCCTTAGCTCCGCCAAGTACACGATGGTTGCACATCTTGCATAAGAGTCCACGAATCTGGCCTGTCACATGGTTGTGATCAACAGCTAACTTAGCTTTCTTAGGTTTTGTCTCACAGATAGCGCAAACTCCACCCTGTTCTTCAAGGATGGAGTTGTAATCTTCAAGAGTCATGTTGTATACAGTGCGGAGTCTATACTCTACGCTATATTCATGCTTCTTTTGAGCTTTACATTTGTTCGAGCAGTAGGATAGCCTTGCGTTCTGTGTTGGTTTTGAACAGACTATGCACTCTTTACTCATCAGTTGTAGTAGTGGCAGATTTTTCGCGCAGGGCATCCAAGAAAAACTTCATCTGTAGGACCGTTGCAGCAGTGCTTGAGTCCAGATGGATCGTTGTTTTTGATGGCCACTCGAACACGATCCCACTTGTCGTATACTTTATCAAGTTCATCTTGGTCCTTCTTAACTTCGATTGTCTTAATCTTATGCGGATAAGCCTTCTGAATAAACAATAATGCCATGCGGTCAGGTGCACCAGGGCAATTATCCTGATACGTCCTAAGCTGCATGGCATATTGATAACTAGCCTCTTTAGGAAGCTGGTTGGTGCTCTTAATATCGACTAAAAAGCTTTCTCCATCTGGAGTTATTAGTTCTAACACATCGACTGCACCAGCGACCATTCTCTCTTCGTTTCTGAATTTCACTTCTACTTTGTCCAAGGTGGTGAAGCCTAAATGGATCAATAAGTTCTGTATTACAGAGTGAAAAACCGAGCCAACCTGGAACGTCATAGCGAGCGTTGGTGTTATTCTTTCTTCTTGTAATGATAACCTCTTTTCTGGATGGAACCTATAATATAGCTGCAATTCACCGGCACTTACATCAGAAGAAGGGTGATACATGTTATCAAATTTACGTTCCTTGTTGTAAACCTTGACAGGATACTCTTCAGGGAAAACATCGCCAAGCATTAAGGCTTCCTCGATGTATCGTGTAATAGGTTCATCATTTTGGTACGCAGCTAACGTACGATCAAGAAAACTCACTCTTTGTTCTCTCTCTTAATTGTTGCGTTGTAGTAAACACCATAGATCTTTACGGTAGAACTGATTACTTGCCATTGATGGCCTTCAAATTGCATAATATTTTCGTCCATCTTCCAGCCGGGAGTAATATCTCCCATGATTACGGGATCAACCATCTTTACTTCATCACCTGATTTATACCCGAGTGAGTAAGCAGTACCATACTCACGGAAGATATCAAATTGCAGTTGTTCTTCAGCCATTTTCTAGTTCCTTCAACCGTAAATAGTCGTAATAGAATTCGAGCCAATCATCCTTTCCCATGCAGATAAGATCTAGCTCAACTGGTAATGTCTCTGCGGTGTTCTCTCGCTCTCCCCACTCTGTCATCTCAATAGTAGGGCCATAGAGCCTAACTGCAAGGATGGGTCTAGATGTCCAGCTCTTGTTCTGAGCATGGCTCTTTACCGTATTCCAAATGCTTTTAGTAATGCTAAAACTATTGCTCTGTGTGCTCTTACACTCGATGACAAAATCGATGTTCTGAGTCTCTTGAGTTTGTAGATCCGCCTTCTGCCACTTGTTTCCAGAACCAACTGTACGTTCTGCCTCTGGCCACTCTGCTTCAAGCTCCCGCTCTTGGCGTTGTGACATTTTTTGTTGCATCTTTCCCATTATTTCCCTAGCTTAATTTTTAGACCATTGAGTACATCAATCAACCTAGGGCTCACAAGAACAATATCTCCTGATGCATCTCCAGCTAGCTTAAAAATATCTTTAATAAACTTCTTCTTCTTTCTGGGTACTCTTTTATTGTACTCTAGATGAATCTTTTTATTACTAAGCTTAGCTACCCAAAGTTTATTTGTCATACTCTACTTAATTCTTTCATACAAGCTCTTTGGGTTTGGCTACCACGTACTCTGTAGCAAATTGGTTGCTCATAGGATAGCACCATGTATCGTTTGTAGTATGATGAACCCACCATACTTTACCGAGTTTAATTGTATCTAAGCAATTTTCACATTCCATATTATTCTTCCTCACCATTGTTATCAAAACTTTCCATGACTGGGGAAATCCCTAATAAATTTGGGGTAAAACTCTCTGGGTCATATTCAACAACTTCACCACCGCATAGGCAGCAAAACTTAATTTGTTTTCTTTCCTGGTTGGTGGCGACACTATTCAAAGTTCCTGGCAAGCCAACACCATCTAACCCATGATAGCATTTATCTTCAAAGTTTTCCATAACAGCCTACCTTTACACATGTTCCATCTCTACGCTTTGGGTGTGCACAAGGATTCATCTCCTGCGGGATGAGTCGTTCATCACAATCTGGGCAGAAATAAGAGTGATAAGGTACGAGCTTACCATTTACTTCTTTGCTATGCTTGCATTCATTCATTTTCTACCTTGCTTTCAGATCCCATGAAATGATCTTTCAGTATTTCATTCTCTTCACGTAATCTAGTATTCTCATTGACGTAATAGTTTACTTGTTGATACACTTGACGCAATTCTTCCTGCAATTTGCTGTGCTCATGACGCCAGTAGCTTTCTGTCCCCATTAGTAACGAGGGAACCTACGGTTATTGCCCTGCTGGATATCACGCAGAACTTTCATAGCTTCGGTAAGACCCTGAGCATAACCAAAATCATGTTCACTGGCATGATGATCAACTTTACCATAGGCTTCAACTGTCAATGCGTAGACAGAATCAATTGCCATATCGATCTTCTTACCCATTTTTACCTCTGGTGCTTTTGTAGCTTTTGATTTTCTCTGAACTTTTTTAGACGATCTTTTTCGCATTGTCTGCATGATCTTGTCTTATCCTTCCTAATTTTTGTATTCTTCTGATCGAATGGATGGCCATTGACGCATTCAGTCTTGATGAAGTTCAAGGCTGCAACACTCTTACCACGTAAGATATTAACACGGTTTGTCACAGGATCCAAATGTTTAGGGTTCACACAGCGTCTATTCTGGCACATGTGGTCAAGTACTAAACCTTCAGGTATCGGCCCAACCAGGAGCTCATAGGCTAGTCTGTGAGGAAGATAGCCGTTCCTACCATCGTGGTGGATGCTACCGTACCCTCGATTAGCTGTACTACCAGTCCAGACCCAGCAATCGCCTTCACGTTCTACTTTTCTCCATAGGTTACGCTTCATTTTTGTTTGGCACTTGCTTAGTAACCCCATAAGGGTTTAATGTACCCTTAATCATAGGAATTTTGATATCGTCATCCACTCCAACGAGTTCAATAACTTCTTTGACACGGTTTAGCATCGCCTCGAGTGTGGTTACCCTATTCACGAGGTAGGCATTGGTGTATTCCATTGGATCATCCCTCCACAGTCTGGTCTTGTTTCCCATCGTTTTCCCTGAATAGGCACAGAGCGATGATAAAGTATACTGCTGCATCTAACAGAGAATCTTCGACAGATTCATTAATCATTGTACCACCACGAGCATACTTCTGGATTCGTCTGACTTTGTCATTGGCCCTGATAACAGCACCTAAATAACCAGGGATACCGAAATCTTCGCTGGCACGGACATTGGCGAATGGGTCGCCCTGTTCTGGACGACCATAGTCTGATTGCTTCTTATTATGAAGATCTGTGATTTCTTTGATGACTTTTTCGAATTCAGTCATTTCAGCTTTCTTCGGCGTTGCCATCATCTTCTTCTTTCTTGAACCAGTTCAAAGGGTTCCCAGGTGAATTCTGTATGTGGAGTAAACGTTCTCCCCAACCATGCTTTAATCTGTCCATGTTATCTTTTTCTTCCATCACCCCTCCTCGGGTTCAGCCACCCAAGCATCAAAAGGGTTGCATTTAACATCATAATAGCGCGTTTGATGAACCCATGTTCCATCAGCGCCTTGTAAAATTTCTCTGATATCACCGAACTTACGGTGACAGTTCTTACAATTAGCTTTTTTTGGTTCGTACGTCATTCTTGTTCCTTAAACTTCTGCCTAGCGAGTGACTCTTCCCATTCTATAGAATCTTTACTCTGGTTGCTAGACAAGTGATTCTCACTGTGATGAATGATATAGTCTCTAGCCTTTATAAACTTTACATGGCATTCATGGCAAAAATGTCCAATCCAACTCATCCATCCTCCCCAAATTTCCAGATTGGGTCGCCAATGATCTTGACTTTACCATTTTCCATGTATACATTCTGTTCGATGAGGTGCAACCCTTCTAGGTTATCTGGCCATCCTTCAGCATCAACGTAAAGGGTTACGCCTTCGTATTCTTCTTCGTGCTCAGTCATTCTGTGCCTTTTTCTTTGTTGTTTTCTTCAATCTTTTCTTCTACCATCTTAACGAATGACTCTGTCTTCTCTTCGCGCTTAGCAAGAAGCCATTTTTGATACGCTTCCTCTTCTTCTTCGCTCATCGGGTTAAGTTCGTCATTGGGCTCAGGAAGTTCTACAACGATGAGCTCTTCTGGCGCATAGGTCATGTATTCCTTAGAAGCCCATTCAACGATTGGCAAACCATTCGTGGCAACACCAACGATGGTACCTAGTGAATTAACTGTAGTTACTGTATCTCCAATATTCATTATGTTTCCTTTCTAAACTTCTGGGTCGTGTAAGTCATCTTTTGCATCAGTCAATGGTCTACCGAAGAAATCATCATCTTCTACCACTGCCATACCTGAGCCCTTTTTGATAGCAGTTACGATCTCTGCTTCGAATTCTTCTGCCATGCCACTATTCCAAATCTGTTCGAAGAAAGTATCACGGCCTTGAGCCTTAATATCTCTCCAAGTGAACCAAGCACCACCACGGGTGGCTACACCTAGCAAAATACCCATACGAGCAAGGTCACGCTTCGTATCAATACCTGGATGGTCCAAGAAAGTACACGGCTGGCTGTAGAAATCAGTCCAACCCTCACGGAATGGAGGGCCATAGCTATTCTTTACTGTCTTGACAACAATTGGGTTACCAACCTGGGTGTTCTCACCGTTGATCTTGTCAAAGTACTTATCGCTACCTGGGCGTAGGTAGATACGTACACTCATCGCATGCTTGACTGCGTGACCACCTGGAGTCATGGGACGGTTGTACCCATCCATATCAGCACGGAGTTGGTTAAGATAGAAACAGGTGACACCGTACAGGTTAGCTAATGGGGCAACAGTCTGGACGTTACGCTTCATAACGGCAGCGTTACCACCCATCTTATCGTTCTTATCAGTGAGTTGCTGCATGCTGTGCTTAGTAGCTGCTGCTCCTACGGAGTCCCACACAATAGCACCAATTTGCTTGCTCTTAATTAGGGCAACCATCATATCAGTAGCTGTCTCTGCGTCTGGTGGCTGTACAACGATTAGGTTGTCATCGACCTTAAGCCCAAGCTTCTCTGCCCATTCAGGGTTGAAACGGTGTTCAAGGTCAATGATGGCGACCATCTTTTCGCCCTTGTAATAATCGTAGCAGTCCTTCAATGCCATAATAGCGAATGAAGTCTTACCAGAGTGTTCTTTGCCAAAGAACTCGATGAGCTTACCCTCAGGCCATCCACCAATACCCAGAAGGTACGCTAATGCGGGTGTGAAGCAAGGGATAGCATTCACCTTTTCGATACTGTTACCACGTAGAACAAGTGGTTTAAGACTGCCTTCCGGTGTGAACTTATTTAAATCTGAAATAAGTTTATCGATCGCGTCTTTAGCCATACAGCTCCTCTAATTTAGTTTCGATGAAATCTTCTATGCCAGTAATTCTATAGTATTGAGCGTCACGCATCAAGTTCTGGTACGTTCTCTGATCAATGTTTATGGTGATCTGCACTACAATCCTTCTTCGTGTAATTTCTTTAAGTATAGCTTGTGCGCTTCAAGCTCCAGATAATGTGTTTCTTTTACCCGAGCTTGAGCATCGATGTGAGTCTGTCTAACTACATAATACTCTTCTTCGATCTCTTGCCTACGTGAGTTATTAGCTTTTGGGTTTAGACGAGGCTTATGTAAAGTAGACATTGTACCGGCCGATGGGTAACACTTTAGTACACCGCTAGAGTCTATACCCTTATCCCCATCAGTGGCAACAATATCTACGTGACAGTATAGACATTTTGAATCAGGGTTAAAGCTCATCGCTAATCCTTAGAAACACTGTTGACATACTATACACCATCACTACTATGAGAATAATACTAAGTATAAATGAAAAGAGCACTGCGCTCCAGGTATAGATGCCTTCTAAGTCCGTACCGTCAATGGTGCGACCATCCCAAAACTTATAGAGAAAAGTTACATATGCTTTTGCTGCTACTAATATAGTTAGGAATAGAAACAAGTGCATTATTCACCATACTTCTGAGAATCAGCGTACTCTTCCTCAGTAGCAAAACGGATGCAACAACCATCGCAGCCATGTACCCCGTCGTCAGCCTTATTAATTATGCGGATGTCATCTGGGTCTGGATGGCCTACGCCATGGCTACAGATACGTTCCATGATGCCACGACCAAATCGATAGAATTGCTTAAAGCTCCGCATATGGTGGTCTGTGCGGTTATGAATCGTGCATGCATCAGGACTTTTGCATTCGTCTGGTTCATGCGCCAATAATTTAATATTGCTATTCTCTAGATTTGTATACTTCATCACAATTCCTCTACTAGTTCCCACATAGTGGTTAGGTTCTTGTTCATGGTGCAACGGTGAGCTACTGCGCTACCAATTGCTTGGATCTCTTCGCTGCATTTTGGGCAACGCCATCTTTTCATTTTTGATGCTGTACGAGCCATTGAGCTACCTTTCTTAACTGTAATTATATTACTGCATCGGTTTTAAGTTTGTCAAGTCGGAATACACTTCTTAAGCTTAAGCCATCACGCATTTTCTCAACTTGGACCAGAACAGGTGTACCAACTTCAAGCTCATTCTTCACCCTTTTATAAGCTTCTGGGAATGCGACGATCTGTACTGTCTCATCTCTCTGCGATAATTCTTCTTCTTCTTCAAGCATATCGTCTTCAAGGCTAGAGATCGGTAGTTCCACCCATAGTTGGCACATTTCGGATCCTGGGTGCTTGCCCTTCTTTGTTACCAATGGTTTGATCATGGTTACGATACCACCGAGCATTGCTTTCTCACCTTGGAACATGTGCTTCTCTCCGGGGAAATTGTGTTCTTCTTCAATTACTTCGATGTAATCAGCAAGAGGATCAATACTAACCATAGTACCCAAAAGGTCCTGTTCGTTAGCACCACGCGCATCAATCGCTTCAACGTTGATTGAAAGACAATCGAAATAATTGTCACGTCCAGCACAATAAATACAAACAGCATCGCAATTATTATCAACATATTTTTTATATTCCTTACGGGTCTTGTAATACTCGTACAAAGCAGTTTTTGGGTCACCGCATAAACTATCGAAGACACCACATTTAATCATAGATACAATAACACGCTTGTTAATGCGCTTTGTCGGCACACGGTTCAAGAAGTCTTCCATACTAGCGAATGGGCCAAACTTATTGATCTCAGCTGCAGCGTTTGCAACGTGCTTAACCTTGCTTAGACCATAACGGATATTCCCATCGCTAGTGAGTGTGAAGTTGTCACCGCTCTCGTTAATGTCTGGACCAAGGACCTCAATACCCATACGGCGAGATTCACGCTGGTAAATAACACTATCGTTGGGATTAGTACGGAACAATGCAGTCATGAACTCCTGCGGGTAATGATGCTTCACCCATGCAGTCCAGTAGGAGAGCATTGAATAACCATAACCGTGACTTTTGTTGAAACCATACATACCAAAGGCACGCATATCATCAAAAATAGATTCTGCAGTCTTTTTATCGATTCCATTGTCGATACACTTCTGAACAAAGATCTCAGCTTCGTCCTTCATGTCCTCATAGTTAGACTTGGCCACTGCCTTACGAACACGGTCAGTCTCAACAATGGTATAGCCAGCTAGCGCTACACATGTTTCCATGATCTGTTCCTGATAAACGAAACTACCGTAGGATACACCGAGGATGTCGCGTAGCTTAGGGTGCTTATACGTTACGTTACGCTTGCCCTCACGCTTCTGCATGTACATCTCGAGAAGATTAAGTCCAGTCTCAGAGTCTACTGACCGAGTAATACCTGGGCGGTAGATGGCAATCATGGTGCAGAGGTCTTCTATGCTTCTTGGTTGGAATCGCTTAACCAGACTTCTAAGGGGACCTGTCTCGATTTGGAATAACCCAATATTGTTACCGGTGCAGATGGAGTCCCAGACAGCACTATCGTTGTAATAGGTGTCCCAGTCGTAGTTCCATTCATAGAAATGACGGAAAGGTAGGGTGCCATCGTTGCTCTCCTTGATTAGATCTAATGCAGCCATAAGTGTGCTAAGTGTGCGGAGTCCGAGCAAGTCGATCTTGACGAACCCAAGCTCGTCTACACCGTTCATATCGAATTGTGTGCGGATATCATCTTGGCTAGGACTGTAGCGCAATGGCATAGCACCAATGAGTGTATCTTTGCTGATTACGATACCTGCAGCGTGAGCACTGGTGTGACGAATGTGATTGACAAACTCAGGAAGATTATCGAATAGCTTAGGATACTTTACCATCCACGGCGAATAATCCTTAGAATACTGATGCATAACATCTGCCCAGCTGGCACCACGGTTCTTAAGGTTCCAGTCATCCTCAATGATGTCACACATCTCTTGAGTGTCTTCCTTGTTGATACCTAAACCACGGCAAACATCCTTGATTGACTGCTTTGGCCCTAAGGTGTTCGATGTGCCAATCGAAGCAATGTTATAACGGCCATACTTCTTTTCGAGGTAAACGCGTACCATACCACGTTCTAGCTTTGGCATGTCGATGTCAATATCTGGCATACTTACGCGCTCAGGGTTAAGGAACCGTTCGAAGATAAGGCCGGATGGGATAGGGTCTACCTCAGTAATATCCATTACGTATGACAGCAATGAACCACCAGCTGAGTTGTGGACAACTTTATTCCCAATAATATAACTATGATCTTGTGACGATACACCAATATCATAGACTGGGCCTACATAGTGCTCAATCGTCTTTGATTTTAGCTTCATTTTTCTCTCTCTTACTCAAAATACTTTGACGAATCTTTTCTTTTGTTTCTTCTGTGCATGGGATACCTTTATTCCATGCAGTTTGTCCCCTACTGCTTTCTGACATTTTCTTTCGTGATTCTTCTGAGAATATTTTCCCTTTATTGGCTTCAGAGATTTTCTTCTTAGAATCCTCCGTATGCGGTGTGCCAGGTTTCCCAATTTTAGATTCAGATATTTTTTTCTTAGTTTCTTCCGAAACAATCCTACCAGAAAATATTTGTGAATGTTTAACTCTACGATTGTCAGTCCATGACGATTTGATATTATCTATGCCTTCTTTACTCATTTTCTTACCTTTGTTGGATGAAGGCTTCCCCTTTTTAGCTAAAGATAACTTTTTTTTATGTTCTTCAGTCTTTGCTTTGCCTTTATTAGCTTCACTAATTTTCTTACAAGTATCTTCTGTAAATACTCTACCCTTATTAGCTTCACTATACTTTTTTTTCATTCCAGGCAAAGAAGGATGAGTACCATTCTTCATCTTTGTTTCGGTGGTTTTATCTTGTTTGGCTTTAGATAGCACGGGATCATTATTAACTCTTGCATTAGATTCTATTAACTTTCTAAGAATCTCTTCTCTATTAGGGTTATTTGTATACGAATCTTTTTGGTTACCACCTGGTTGTATATTGTAAGCTATTTTCCTGTTGTTAGCATCTAGTTTGCTAATCCATTCTATCTCTGCTTGATTGAGTTCATCTATAGTATTACAAACTTGGAGTACTTCTTTAAAAAAATTAAGTTTTCCATAAAATTTTATAGCATTCACGATGGCAACCCCTGACCCATAATAGTTTGGATCATCGTGTGTATCTTGCCCTATATAAAATTTCCCGTTAATTTTGTTCGTCGTCTTGTAAACTTGCATAATGTTCTATTACCTCGTCATCTAGCGTTAATTCGATGGCAGGCACCCAACCTCTTTGAGTCAAGAACTTATGATCTTGCGTACATTTTATTATCGCACCGTCTTCGAATTCTAATGAAATTATATCTTCATCGATTTCATAAACAAATGTATTAATAACCGTACTTTCACCTTCAAAGTAATTTGTTACCTTGTCACCTTTCTCTATTAACTCTATTAACTTATGTTCTCCATTACACTGTCCTACATAAGATCCAGGTAAAAAACATCCACGGCTAGGTCCTACAAGGAATCCTTCACTCTTACTCCAATTGATGAGGTCTTGTACGGTCAAGAAGTAGCCTGGGAATCCACGAGTGGTAACGATTTCGATCTCGTATTCTAGGCGGTCTCGATATACCTGAATCATATCTTCAGCGGTATGCCCAACGATCTTACGGGCGAAGCCTTCTTCGGCAGTCTCACGCATCTTACGTTCGTCCATCTTGGCAGTATTGTAGAATACAGGCATCTTACGTGAGCCTGGTACCCGAGCATCGCACATATCAGCAATCTCACCAGTACGTTTGATAGCTCCGTCAACAATCGAATCGGGTAGATAGCTTAAACGGCTACGAGTCTCTTCCTCTGAGAAGAGGCACAACTGATTAGAACCATAGCTGAACCGTGATGGGTCATTGATGGTCTTGCCCATCTGGATAGCTGTCATGAGTTCATGCGCATACCACTGGTCGGGCTTAGCGTAGTGAGAGTCTGCTACGGTAATCAGAGGAACGCTGTAGTCAAGAGCAGCTTCTGCAACGCGCAAGTTCCATTCGTTGCTCTCTGGGTCAAGATACGTGTGCAGCTCTAGGTGGAATCGTTCACCAAAGATCGCTTGGTATCGACCGATACGCTCTACAGCCTTTGAATAATTACCTTCATCTTTAAGGTGCTTACCGATGCAACCACCCATGCAACCACCAGTGATGATAAGCCCTTCATTGTACTTTTCCAGTAGTTCCCAGTCGAAGCGTGGGTTGCCGTAGTAGCTACCTTCGATATAAGCAAGGCTGGAAAGTGACCACAAGTTCTCTAGGCCTTTGGAATTCATTGCCAGGATTGTCATGTGGTCGTAGTTCTCGCCCTTCTTGCCAGCTTTCTCATGGCGATTCTCGGTGAAGTAACCTTCCATGCCATAGATGGGCTTGATACCAGCCTTATCAGCTGCATGCTGGAGCTGTAGGTGGCCACTGCATTCACCGTGATCGGTAATAGCTACGGCACTCTGCCCAAGGTCTACTACACGGTTAACAATATCATCGATTGTTGCGAGACCATCGAGGCAACTGTGCTCTGAATGAACGTGTAAAGCGACTAATTTATCTGTCATGATTCAACCTTACTATATGGAGGAGGAAGCAGCCTATCCTAGACTTCAGCTACTTCACGGGCGTTGGAAGGGGATACCAGGACCCGAAACTTAATGCAAACTAGTTTTCTACAATAGCAAGAATGTGGTCAGAAAGGAAGACAAGATAGTCTTCATCCTCGATCACAATCTTCTGCGCAGAACGCTTGCTAAATACTACTGTATCACCAACACTAATGCCAGTAGGCAGCAGGGTGCCATTACTGGTAACTCTACCAGGACCTACGGCAACCACAACACCAGTTTCTGGCATGGCAGCAGCTGAATCAGGGATGTAAAGGCCACTCTCAGTGGTTTCTTCTACCTGTGCAATCTTAATTACTACTTTATCTTCTAGTACAGTAAACGACATATTCATTCCTTTTGTTTTGGTAACTAGCATACCCAGAGCGCAACGATCGCTTATGGTGTGCACTCTGGGCATACTAGCTGGGTTTTGCTTGTGGAAGCAAACGTTATGCCTGAGCTGCTAGCTTACGCTGCAAACGCTCTGCGGTGGTTTCTTCCTCAATGGATACGTAGTCATCCTCTGCGTACTCTTCTTCAACAGCCATTGCTGGTGCGGAGTAATTGCTGGAGCTAGATGGCTTCTTATCCATCTTATCCTTAACAATACCACGGATCTTCGCGTCGTAGTACTCGGCTGAACCAATACGCTTGAGGTAGGCCTCAAGGTCTGGTACAAACTTCTCGTAACGGCTGTCCATGTTGGCGATTTCCTTCTCAGGTTGGGCGAATGCCATGTACGTGGTGTCAGTACCAGCACCTTGTCGCATAATCTCGATTTCACGATCACGAAGTGACCCATACTTCTCGGAGATAACAGCAATCTGATTCCAGAAGTTTCGCATACCCTGTGAGACGATGCCGACATAAGGACGCTTCTTGATGACAGTCTTACCGTCTACCACGTCTTCGTACTCTTCAGTAACATCACGGTAGCCAGTGGTCTTACCATTTTCCTTAACTTCTTCACGAAGTACGGCAATGCCATAACCAACATCACGACGGTACGCACCAGGGGTGCCCTTCTCACGAGCACAAAGCTCACAAGACTCTTCGAACGCACTACGGCAGACGAAAGCTGTCGTCTTACCGTCGAAGGTAGGGACCTTGTCATGCACTGGCACGACGTAGATGTCGTTGGAATCCGTCAGGAATCGCAGAGCCTTTGTCTCTGTAGACCGCCAATAGAACCACTTAGTCTGCTCATACGTTCGAGGGCCTTGACTCTGTTGTGAACGTTCAATACTGGCTTTTACGGCAGCCATGCCTTTTTGCAACGCCATTAGTTTATCTTTCTATTAAAAGCCCTAGGGCTGTATGTATTTTATTATTTTGTTGTTGTACTGCATCTTCAATAGTAGCAGCTTAACTGCTGTAAGTCAAGCAGTGTTTTAACTGATACTCAAAAGAATTTACTGAAGCGGGTATAACATCTAGCGTAGCAGGATCTTCATCATCGGGGGTCTCAATTATAGATAATTTCGTATAACTCCCTAAACTCTCTATAAGATGACTCGTGGCCATACGACCAGGGGCGTCACCATCCATAAAGATAATCACCCGAGAGAAATTACGTAGCAAAGCGAGTTGGCTAGCATCAACTTTTGCGCCGAATGTTGCTACGACGTTATCAATACCCCGACTTTTCATCACAAGGACGCTCATTGGGCTCTCAACAACGTACACCTCATCGTGCAAGATTGCATTATCCAAATTAAACAGCCATGCACCTCGAGGGAAACCCTTAGAGTTCCTGTACTTGGGAATTCCTTGAATATCTTGTAGCTTACGTGCTACCCATCCAACTAGTTGACCTTTCATGAAATGTGGTATTACAACCCTATCGACAGCAACCATCCGCTCTCCCTGTGGGGATTTTTGGACCTCTGACCGGTTCTTCTCTACACCAGTTCGCATCTCCCGTTGTACGGCCTCTGAGACCCCTCTGGAGGTAAGGTAGTCGCATGGGCCTTCCCAACGTCTAAGCAATGTATCACTGTAGATGGGGATATCAGTACGTTCATGATGGTTTTGCTCGAAAACACCTTCCAAACGCTTGATAAAATCCTCAATCGGCACGATCGTAGTCCCATTGGCTTCTCCCATGAGGATTGCAACGGCTTCTTCACGGCTTACATTCAGTGAGTTCTGAACTAGCCAAATTACGCTACCGCCCCCGCACGTAAAGCAATTAAACAATAGAGTATCTTTATTTAAGCTAGCACTGGGGCTTTGATCCCCATTCTTATGGTTGCCAATGCGGAGATGGCACGAGTGAATAAGCTCATCGCCACTCTCATGGATCTCGCCTACTCCTAAAATGTCTTGTAGCACCACATAAGCGTTGAGGCCGTTGAATATATCATGCATTACAATTCTCATCCTCTTGGTGACATCCAAAGATACGCCCATGGAACATACAAAGTGATCCTTTACAGGTCTTTACATCTTTTACAAGTTCTTCAGCGTTCATAGATAATACTCACCTTCCCCCCATTGTCAGGGCATTAATGAACCATCACGACTGATAATATAGACTGGTTCAACCTTTTTATAAGCTTCAAAAACTGTACCAAAACCAACAAGATTAGGTAGTTCTTCGGGGGTCATACTTCTGCTCCGTCAGGGTGTCCTAAAGCCTTTCCCTTTTCGCAGGGATATGGCTTCCAGCAAGTCCTACACCACGGGTCCTCTCGGTCAGTATCCCCATCATGATAATGGTATTCAATCAATGATTCGTAAGCATCCAGTACCTTGATTACGTCGCAGGGCCACTCCACGTAATACTCGCCACAACCGCACCTATCGCAGTAATCGCAGATTGAGCCGTAATCATCAAATATTTCTCGGTGCTTCTCTCGTAGGGCTTGGCGCTCGTCTTCAGTCATGGGATCATCTTTGCTAGTGATTGGGCAAAATTCAACGCTATCGTCAATGCTTCTAATGTTTTCTTATTATCATCATAGAGTTCTTCGTAAGCGTCTAGTACCTTGATTACGTCGCAGGGGTGTGACATTGCTCCACCACAAGCCAAGCACCGCCCCCCGTCATTAAGACGCTTGCTGTGCTTCTCTCGTAGGGCTTGGCGTCCGGCGGGGGTCACGAGTGCCACACAATCTCTGTGCCATAGCGAGGTTCGGGGTGTCCGTGGACCTTCATGGCGTCCTCGAACGAGGCCCAAATGCTGTGGGACACCGAAGGACCGTTCCAACGGAGAACGCAGGTTCCGTCTGGGAAAACAACACCCCAGTAGGCGGCAATGTCTGGCCCAAATGGTCGTTGATTTTCGTCGTGGGTTTCGCTTAAGTCGCCCTTGCGGTACACGGTAAATGTTTTGATGGTCATGGCTTCTCCGTTTCTGCGATTCGGTGGTCGGGCTGGTGCTTGATGAGTGTAGACATTCTGCCTCCAACCTTCATGGATGGGGAACCAATCACCATTTTCAAGATCTACTTGTACGAGAGTTTCCTTACAGTGTCGGCAGTTCATACTCTCTTCACCCAGTCTCTTGATTTACAATTATTGCAGTAGCGAATAATTATTGGGACTTCACCATATTCGTTTGCCCTAACAGCTTCACACCACTTACCGTAGTCATGGCCTTTTAACAAGCATTTAAAATTCATAGTTTCTCTCCGAGTTTAAAGCAGTTCATGGTACAAGGATTTCATCTGGCCAGACGTAGGGAAGATCATTTGCTTCATCCCAAAATTGATTATAATGTTCAGGCAGCTTGCGTGTCAAATTGCTACGATGACTGCGATGGAATTCTTCATTGCCTAACCAATCAGGCTTTGTCAATCCGAATGGCTTACCAAGAATGATGTCTGTGGTTTTTTCTAGGCAAGTATCTTTATACCCGCGTGAAGTCCATTCATTGCAGATAGCAAGCTGGTACAGATAAAGGTACCATTCGTGACCACGCCACATATTTACAGCTGGATGGTTCTGCCAACCGTAGGAAGGATCGAATAGGGCTTTCATAACTTGCATAGTTTCGACCCGCTGTTTCCCCAAACGCTGACGGTCTAGCGATGCAGCTGACTCTTTGAAGCTTTCATAGGGTAAAAATGTTTGCATACTTACTAACTTTCTCTACTATTGTTGCACTGTTTATCATACTAGCAGGTTTTACAACAGGTATGGTGGACTAGGCAAAATTCTAGACCACCACACCCGTGTATTACTCAGCGTTAGCTTCTTCGTACTCTCTGACAATACTCAAGTTGGTTCGATCATGCAACTCCATGCTCATCATCCAAGACTTGAGGTTGCTTCGTCGGCTCTTCATGATATCAAGCACTAGAGCTTCCTGACGCTTCATCTCCTGAGTACAGCCGATTCCGAGAGCAATGTCTACGATCTGTTCGATCTGTGAGCTAAGGCCGATATTGCCTAGACCACCACGACCCTTCTTACTCTTCGTAGCCTCACGGTTGAACTGAGCAAGCCATACGGATGCCATACCCATCTCACGATTAGTAGCTGCGACATCGGTGATTACTTCAGACATTTGCAACGATTGGTAGTTGCTGTTTGAACCGAAGTTCTTATCAGTAGTGATCCATGACAGTTGGTCACCTACCATAAGTTCGGCACCCCAATGCTTAGCCTTGGAATAAAGTTCCATGACACTACGCTCAGATTTCTTGCTTGGAGAATCGATAAGAAGGTACTCACCAAATTCCATGATCTCTTCCCGAGCATCTTTAAGGCGCTTCAACTCATTAGGAGTAAGTTCACCACGTTCGTAACGAGTGTAAGGGACACCACTGACTAGGCAGTCGAGTCGCATGAGCGTAAGCTCCTTGCTCAATTCTAGCGATGCGAAATAAACCTTATTCTTGCGTCGTGCTGCCTCTAGTGCGATTACTGATCCAACCCATGACTTACCAACGTTTGGGATACCAACGACCACGGCAAGCTCACCCTTGCGGATCCCATACATGTGGTCATTAAGAGCATCCCAGCCAAGATAAATGCCTTTCTTATCCTTTGTAGGGTTAGCAACTTCATCCATGTATTGGTTAACACGGCGGTCATAACCTTCGCCATAGATTTCAATACGTGCACGGGTGCTAGTGTCACTCTGGATTCTTGAAAGGTTACTTAAAGCGATCGAGATGCCTTCTTCAGGGTCCTTATCCAAAGCGTTAGCTGCTTGTAGTAATGCGCCCTGAGCAGTTGACTTACGGTATTTTGTCACCATTTCTTCGATGAGTACACCAACAAGGTATTCCTCTTCTGGCCAGTCATGACGATCAAAATAATCATCAAACTTTGTCTCTAGGAAATCTTGTGTCACCGTCTGCTTGAATTCACTGCGGACGTAGTAATCAAGGCTGTAGTCAAACAGCTCCCGGATTCCTACATCGAAAAAGTGCTCACTACGAATACCTTGGTCCCAAATCTTTTGAAAGCTCTCTAGGTTGGTGAAATGCTTTATAAGGCTGCGTTCAATATCCATTACAAAATCTTTCTTACTTGTCCGGTCTTAATCTCATCTAGAGTACGGTTTCTTGCATACTCACGGTAGTCGATACCTTCCATGTTGTGAACGATCATACGCTCTTTCAACAATGAGAAAATAGCACTACCGTATCCCTCGTTCAATTCTTCAATCGTCATATTCGTGGTGATGAATGTTGGTCGGTTATCGAGCGCACGCTGACGAAGCACGTGGTCGAATGTTGCTTCACTAAGATTGTTTTTGGTTCGGAATTCCTTGCCAATGTCATCTAAGAAGAATACATCACTCTTTACTACCTTGCTCTCGAAACGAGCCTTGTCCTCATTGCTTCCCCAACCACGGGTGAACTCGTCAACCATTTGGGTGAAGGTAGCGAAGTACACCTTGTAGCCTAGCTTAACCAATTCTTTAGCGATAAGACTAGTAAGGAGTGTCTTGCCGGTTCCCCATGAACCATGGTACAAGCATCCCATACCACCCTTGACGAATTCCTTGTGCTGACCTAGGTAAATACGAGCGAGGTCCGATGCCTTCTCATCACCGTGGAAGTCTTCCCAGCTTAGCTTCTGATAATTCAAACCAATGCCTGCACGCAGGTAGTGCTTATAAAGCTGTAGCTGAATCTTGCAATCGCCACATGATCGATCTTCGCACGTGGGGCAACCACGCTTATTGAAGGTCTCAAACTGTGGGTACTTTAATGCTAGGTAGTCGATCTCATCATCGTCTAGGAAATCATACTTGAGATTGACATAATCCTTCTGCCAATCAAACATTGAATCGTTTAAGGAAATCATCAGTTGACATTAACCCTTCTGAACTTGGTCGGTTTTCTTCTTTAATTTTATCTTGTTGCAACTCAACGTAAAGGATGTCTTGCATCCATTTACTGCCCTGACTAAAAGCTGTAATAGTGAACACCTTATCATTAATCTTGCCCTTGTGCTTATCAAAAAGGAGCTCAATCATTAACCCAGCGTTATCACCATAACGTTCTTTAAAAGACTTAAGAATCGATGTTTCTTTGACCCACTCTACGTTGTAGTCGTAGCCTTGAGTCTCTTTGAATCTACTACAAAAATACAACAACAATTCTCGTGCATTAGCTTTTGACAAATCTAATTCTTTAACGAGATCTTCTTTACTTGCTGCTCGTTCTACTTCTACTATCTCATCGTAACTATCATCATCATAGTTAGCAAGAGGTCCATCAAAGCTTTTCTCTTCTATTGTCATTTTTGTTTACCTTTGCTGACAGAAACTTTTCAGAAACATCTGAAAAAATCTGAATCTTCTTACTGATCCAAACGCGTGTTACTTCATCGATATCACCTAGGTTACGACCAGTGGGTCCAATCGCTGAAATATTCTCTTTGCTTATTAGGATGAATCTCCACTGAGAATCAATGTTATCTTTATTGTTCTCTTCATGCCCATAGAGTTGTACCCATTTTTCGTCAAGCCCGCACAGGAAACCTTCGTAGACAAAACCATCACTAAAGATTTGTACTTCTTGGCGTTTACCCGCAATGATAGCAATGTTTCTTTCGAACATTACATCTGATACTTGAGCTAACTTGTCTTGAATTTTATCCATTAATCTTTACCCATCTTATTCCATCCGTCTTGCTTATCATTGAAATTATCCCAGAAACTTTTGAATCCGTCACTGTTCTGTTCTTTGATTGCTGTCTTTTTATTTATTACATTTTTAGCTAGATCCCATGCAACCAAAATTGGTGATGTCACCAGTACGATTGGGATAATTAATAAAATACTAATTGCTACACAGAGTGTCAACAGCATTCTATAGATCTTAATCCCAATAATTTTATCATACAACTTTTGGATGCATGGTTTTGACAATAAACCTGTCACGGTTACTTCCTCTCTTTCCTTACTTAAGAATTAAATATAGTCTTCATCACCGTTAAAGAAGCAATCTAGATCATCTTCCTCTGGTGCATAGATATTGAAATCATCTATGTTGTCATACTGCTCAAAGAATTCTGGAAATTGCATTTCTCCAACTTCACAAACTCTCATGACCATACGATCTTCTAGATAGTCTAGCACATCATGATCATCTTCAAAGTTCACTGCGATAGTACTAATACTATCACCAACTTTATCGATGTAATCACCGATCTGCTCTAGATCATCAACATGAATCAATCTTATGTCACCGTAGAGCTTATCAAACTTTTCTCTTGAGTTCAAACTATCAATGCGTACAAATTTAGCGTAGTGATTCGCTTCAACGAGGTTCTTTGCTAAATCGCTTTTACGGGTCAATGGAAGCTTACTGCGGTATTCGTCGATCGCTATCTCGTACAAAGATTGCATCGTTGCACTGAAATGCTTTACCATAGATTTTGTTATCGGCCCAATGATGAAATAGAACTTTGGTGCCAATGTACCTTCACCATAAAAGCTGAAGAAATCAAAACAGATTTGTCTGATGATTGTCATGTTAAGGTTCTCTGATTTTACGACACCAAAACTAAACTTGAAACCATGCTCCCATACACGACGGTCTACTGTTTCGTATTCACGGAATGCTTCCATGGCGTTGGAATCACCAAACACTATTATATCTGTTGACAATTCTATCTCATCACGCCAATCGTTACTGAGTTTTAACTCATCATGCATTGTCAATAAAACTTTAGTACGTACACCTTCACCAAAGTTTTCGAACACATTTTGCACCATGAAATAATCATCTAAGCTATACGTCTTTACAACTACGCTATCTGGACCAGCTAGCTTCAAGCAAAGAAACACACTCTTAGCAACTACCCATGGAGCTTCTTTATAACTTATTATTAAGAAGTTTCGACCTGTTTTGGTATCATTCTCTTCGAATGTCCTAGGGATTTCTAAATGTTCTATAGCCATCCTATAATCACTTTCTAAAAAGCGGCTATATTGGGCTAGGATGCTTACCATATCTAAGTTAGGGTTGATAATCCAATCAGACATTTGTCATCGTAATCTTTTACCAAATCTAGGGGCATCTAACCACAGGTTGTGATGTTTCCATCTATCCTTTATTTGTACAAAACCAAGTAGATCAAAAAGTTCTTCTAATTCATCAGAGTAATCTGAACCTGGTTGGATAGGATTAAATTGTAGCTGCCCTAAAGGAGGGAATGGCAATTCTTCATCGATACCTAGTTCTATCAGGCTGAATGCTTTCTTTACAATATCAATATTCTCAGAGATCTTAGGATCATCTAAATCAAGTACAGTACTCAAATCGCCATGTTCCTTGATAAGTTTAGTAGCCTTTTTAGGTCCTACTCCTGGGATGCCTTTGACATTATCTCCCTTGTCTCCCATCAGAGCCCATATCTCAGGCAGGCGTTGAGGTTCTACACCCCATTCTTTTAGCACTGATTCGACATTAAAAATTTCTTCTTCGATATCACGGGAACTAATACTAGGTTTAATAACAACGATGTTATGTCTAATCAATTGGTGTAAGTCATGGTCAGCGCTTACAATGATTATTTTATCAAACACTTCTGAGAATCTCAACGCTGCGGTAGCAATGATATCATCAGCTTCTACATTTTCTAATTGGATATAAGGTATGCCATTCTTTAAGCATAATTCCATAAAAGCAGAAAGTTGTGGCTTGAACTCTTGAGAGAAAGCTTCGTCCATAGGATTTCTTGGCTTATCATCTCTACGTTTCCGATTAGCTTTATACTCTGGATCTATAGCCAAACGCTTTGAGCTACGACCTTTATCGAAGGCGATCATAACATGTGTTGGGTTATGCCTACGAACTATGCTAGCAATTGTATTGAAAGCACCGAACGTCCCCCAGGTGCCAGAACCATCTGGTGCGCTAAGCCCTTGTCTCATTAAACCGGAAAACGATCTAATAAAAATATTGTGGCCATCGAGTAAGATTAAGCATTTTTTCATGTTGGGTCTACTCTAACACCTTTGATAGTACCTTTGCGATACTTTAACGTAGTTTTTTTGATTGGCTCTTTAAAAGAATCAACACGAAGAATAATTAACCGAAGTTGTCTATCCGTCATCTTATTCATTCTTCTTAGCGCATGAGCTATCTTTAGTATATCATTAAGACTATACCTGCGATCTCCTCCAGGAGTCCTGCTAATTACGATTGGCTCACCGAAAGAATCAAAAAGATATTGCTCTTTTTGCCTCAATGATTGTGAACTAAGATCAAAAAAAGCAGCAGCCATTGCAACAGTAAACAATGGCTTATCGTCTCGAAGCTTTAAGCTATCCTTCTTTTTCTTATAGGCTTCGGACATAAAAAGCTGAGCGAATCTTCCCAGGCATGGTCGCCTTTACAACCTGTTCCATGCCGATGTTACCTATTTTGAGTTCCTTCTCGAGGCATTCTTCGTTCAACTGGTATGCCTTCGTTGCCTCAATTAGCTTGCTTCCATCAGGCTTTGTAGTAATAGTCTGAGTCTCTACAATGTTTACTACTGATTTGAATTGATCGGTATCTAGAACTTGCTCAAGCAAATCGATATCGATATTGAGTTTACCACCCGTGACTTCCTTCGAAAGCTTGATACCATTCTCTGGGCTTACAAGGTAACCACTCGTCTCTGAAGGATCGTTGCCAATAGAAGCAATGTTGAGATTGATTACTTCAGTCGCATAAGCCTTCAGAGATGCCTCACGGCCTTCTACTATATCCTTCACCCTACGCACAGCAACGAGTTCAGCAGCCAAGGAATCGATCTCTACTGGTGACAATGGCTTTGCAACCTTTGCATCAAAAGAATACATCAATTCATTCAAGCCATTGATGGCATCTACTGCTATCAGTAGACCTTCTTCGTTGGCACTAGTTCGACGTACGTCAGCTCGGGATTGAGCCTTGCTGGATTCCCCATAGGTAGGTTCCGTAACCTCCTGAAGGGGAGTAGTAGCGAGTACTTTCTTTTGGGGCATAATGTAGTTTTGCTTCATTAGAGTTGTCCTTACTGTTTATGTTATAAATCTTATCATACCACGATAATGATGTCAAATAATAATTCATGCTTGTCTTACAACCAGATCAACCGTGTCGATTGTGAACAATGGACCACTGACACCGACTGCTGTAACCATAGCACGATTTGCTGCTTCGATCACATCGTTCTTTGTCCAACCGCCCTCGTTACCAAGCGCTCCCAAAGCTTCACTCTGGCCAGAGCCAATGGCATACCGTGCACTATTGGGAATTGTAACGCCAAACTTTTCATCGATAACAACTAAGTTATCTTCCCATGCCATGATGAACGAGCTTTCATACTCTTCCATCTTCACACCGTTATCGAGTAGGGCTTCACGCATCTTAGGAACGACTTCCTTAACAACGAACTCTTCGACAGGATAGATGTCTCTGTAGTAAGGCCATGATACATGATACTTAATAACTTGGATATCTCTTAGGTTGCCAGCACCACCGAAAATATAACCTTCGTTGATCTCATCAACCCAAACTTTGCTATAACCATCACTGTCCTTTGTGTATGGGGTAGAAAGTTCTGAGTCACCTACGATGACAACACCGCTATCAATGGTCAAAGCTGCTGCGATGACTGTCATTGTTCAACCTTTTTAAAGTTCCCATCCCACCCAGTGGCACCTGATAACCAGGCAGCAAATGCTGGGCCCATTTCATCTGGTTGAATATTATGTTTCTTTACAAACGCATCAAATTCATCCATTAGTAGTAGTCGTCCTCATCGGTATTGGGCTTTTCTTCCTCAATGAGATCTTCTTCAACACTAACGTCATTAGCAGTCTCTTCAACAGTTTCTTCTGTCTTGGGAGACTGTTCAGCAATGAGCTCTTGTACGACCGATGCAAACTGAGGACCTACAACTTGATCCCACATAGCAGCGAATTGGTCTGATAAAACTTCTGGAGAACCAACCTCATTTTTGTTCATACTAATCTCGCAGCCCACTTCTGGTTTGATCCAGTCCCATTCTCCCCTGGCATTCTTTACCTGCAGGGTAGCACCGATGCTTACGCTCAACTTAACTTCCATTGTCTTCTCCTTCATTCAATAGTACCCATTCCATCATAACAAGAATTCGGTTTGCTTCTGATAGGATAGCATCATCGATTTCAATGTCATTCGCAACGATTATCTCTAGCAGGTCCGATACAGTTTTTGAAACGCTCTTTACTGCACGCTCATAAAAAACATATTGGTATTCTTGGCTAAAATTTTGCTCATGTAGAGCATTCTCATTAGCGACTCTTTCTTCTTCTTTTTCCATACTCTTTCTAGCCATTTCTAGTGTCTTACCCGCTGCAATCATTTCCATGCTAGCACCGAACAAAAATAAGTTTCTCTTAGAACTCTTACGCATACTTTCTCCTTACTCATAAATAACTATATCATTATTCTTGCTACGTTGCAAGTGGATGATGAGAGGATTGAACTCCCGACCTTCTCGGTGTAAACGAGTTGCTCTACCGCTGAGCTAATCATCCTTGGTGCCTCCACTCAGACTCGAACTGAGATCCCAGGGTTAGAACTCCTTTGCACTATCCCTTGTGCTATAGAGGCATGTGATCTAATAAATAAGATCGTCCAACTCTTCTAGTGTACCATAGTTAACCACTTCATAGCCATTAAAAGACTCTCCTAGAATGCCTTCTACTGATTCATAAACAGCTCTCCATGCTGGAATCTTACGGATTCGTGCATAATCCTCTTCAGTCAGAGCAGAAGGGTTAGGTACACGATTTATTGCTGATTTGAATGTGTGCCCCTGGCAAAAACGACCTTGAGATCTTTTCTCCTTTTTTGTAATAATAGTCCCACAACCACATTGGCACAAACGTGGTTCAATTTTTACCCAAGTAGTTGGCATTAGTGCTTCACTCCGTGTTCTTCGTCAAACTTCTTGTGTTCCTTGTGCCAGATTCGCTTACCCCAAGAGATGCCCACAAACAAGATCACCAAGTCTTCTAGGGTTGAATAGAACAGTTCAGCGGTAGCATGTGGTGCATCCGTGATCAGTCCCACTGCTTTCTGGAAGTATCCAGCTTTATCAGTTTGCTCACCAATCCATTGTGGATGGATAAGATGAACAGCTCCAATAATAGATAATAAGATTATAATTACAATCACTGGTACTGCGATAAAAAACTTATTCTTACTCTGCATACTTTTTCTTTCTACTAGTTGGTATCAAAGATATTAATATCAATTCCATTTGCACGTAAAACGTTTAATGCTTCCTCATAATAAGGATTACTCAACGTGCTTGCTGCCGGAGCAGCTCCCTTAAGCACACTTTTGATCCACATACTATTAACATCATAGTTGTTAAATGCTGCAACGAGCTTCGGTTCAGCAGGAATCTTACACAATTCTAGCATAATCGTCGCTGCTTGTTTTAATGTCATTGCCATACTATCTCCTTAGTACCCTGAGTGGGACTCGAACCCACACTTGGGGCGTTTTAAGCGCCCTTCCTCTGCCAATTGGGATATCAGGGCTTATACAAAAACCATCATACCAGATAACAACCTTATCATACTACGTGCCCCCGGAGAGAATCGAACTCCCGTCACAAGATTACAAGTCTAGTGTACTACCACTGTACTACAAGGGCTACTGCGTCGGGTAGGAGGGATTCGAACCCCCGACCCTCTGGACCCAAACCAGATGCGCTGACCAAGCTGCGCTACTACCCGTTGTTGGGAAGTTTAATCTCATTCCCAGGAGCTTGCTGCATCTACGGTATTTGCTTCGTTCGGAGTGCTCCCAGTTGGGCTCGAACCAACGACCTTGGGATTAAAAGTCCCCTGCTCTTCCAACTGAGCTATAGGAGCAGAGCATCATTTGCTAATGTCCCAATCTTCTAGACTACCCAATCGTACCATATGGGCGCATGGGTCTTCACCATATTCTTCCCATGCTTTTTGTTCACTTTCATGCATTGGGACAAGATCATGAGTATTACAAAATTGTTCTGAGCAATAACCATGCTCTTCACCATATTCTAACCACTCATCAAAAGTCATTCGAAACATTTAAAGTTCCTTAATATATTTGTTGTACTTAACTTTGTTGTCTCTAATATACTTTGGGTATGAGTCGTTGTCAAGTTCAACTAACTGAAGTTGAAAACCTCTTCCAAGAGTATCTGTATTATTTTCATAATGGTACTCGAGGTTGCTCTTGACATTATCTATGTCGAATTCAGTATGAGCGAATGCTTCAATCTTATTCTTTATAAATTCTGGGTCACCAATATATGTCCAATGCCATCCACCATTTGGTATATGAATAGAATTGTCATCTAATCTAAGACCAGTGGCCCAGAATCCATCGCGACGATATTCAGCTACACTGCATGCTTTTGCCTTCGACCAAACACCCTCGCCAAGATTTTGATTATTTAAATAATATTGATGGACCACCATGTCGAATGCATAGGTGAAATCAGGATCAAAGTTATCTCTCAAGAATTTAACAGCAATTGGGTTTGGAATCTCATCAAGGTCAGTGATTAGAACGATATCATCATCATCGTATTCAGAGAGATCAATGATCAGATCTCTTTGATAATTCTCTCGACCCCATTCCTGCGTAGCTATTGATCTACCCATTATATCTTTGGGGAAATCAATAGCTACTACAGAATGTTTTGGGTGCTGGATTGTGTTGGCTAGCATTGGTTTATCAATGCCTGTGAACGTCTGTGATGCTTCTACCGTATAGAACTTATCAACTACATCTTCTAGGATGCCTAGACGCAATTCAAGGATATGCGTCTCATTCCAGAATGGTGTGATGCTAACTACACGGCGTGGCATTACTTTTGTGCCTTGAACTTTCGCGCTGTTCGGGCCTTATTGGTTGCCTTATTGAATACATTGGTCCACTGCTTGCAAACTTTATCCCAAGTATTGTCTAGAATCCATGCGTGAGCATTCTCTGTTCTAAGAGCAGCTTCCTCTGGGTGTTCCATGATGTACTTGATTGTTTCAGCAGCCTCTTCTACATCCATCAGAGGGCGCATACGCTCATTGTCATTCTCTTTGATCACCCAGTGGGTAGGCGTATGACCGCTGCTAATTCTCCAACCACGATCATCTCCAAGAATCTCTGGCAAAGATGTGTTGTTAGGGGCCACGACAGGGAGCTTAGTAGCCATAGCTTCAGTGATGCTTAGACCCCATCCTTCACCATGCGTTGTGGTCAAGTAAAGATCACTTGCATTGTAGATCTGGTTGAGGAATTCGATTGGGAACCCACTGTGAGCACCAAACTGCTGCGGGTTGGGAATCGTGAAGTCCTTATCAGGGACCACACCAATAGCACTAGCCATCTTCATGATGCTACCACCGAAATCAGTCTCCTGCATATGCATATAAAGGAATGCGTCCTCGACACCAATATTACGGAGCTGCTTCAGAATCATAAGGCTACGTGATACATCCTTACGACCCTGGTTGCGGTTCACATTGGTAATGATGAACTTATCTTTTACAGCAGAGAAAATCTCTTCTTTAACGCGTTTCTTACCCTCTGGTGACAGCGGGAAGAAGTTACTGGTATTTGTGCCGTGGTAAATAACGTCTTGCTTATCAGCAGCTGAACCAATGTACTTCCGGCTCTCATTCTTAGCATATTCAGTGTACGCTACGGGGAAGTCAAAAGCTGCCACACACTGCTTAACCCAGTCTTCCTGTGGTGTGCAGTCGAATGGGTAGTAGTAGATTGTTGAAAAGGTCTCAGGCTTTGTACGCTGGAGTTCTAGAATCTGGGGGACAATAGGTTGAACAATGAAAGTATCCTGAACGATGAATACGATGTCATAGTCACGCTGAGCGAGCAAGTCTAAGAATACTTGACGACCAAAAACGTCCCCATAAGGCCCTTGTGTACGAAGAGCACTGATTGCTGGCCATAGGTTACCTGGCCATAGTGTGGTGTCGTATGGACCACCATCGTAGTTGACTCCTACGACATCGATCTCATAGCTACCAGACTTATTGATTTCTCCCATAATGTTTTTCATTACGGTACCGAAGCCTGTGCTACACGCGTAGTCACCCCAGGCTAATACTCTAATCTTGCTCACAACGGTCTCCACTCTTTTGGACTTAGACTATTATCATTATACGGGTTAACGTAAGTCTCATGCAAGTCTTTCTTAGCACTACCCCACTTTTTTACGAAGTATTCTCCACTCTTCATAGAGTTGAGAGGGAGGTTTAACTTCTGCGTAGTTTGATGACGCAAGTGCACGTATGGAACAACTGTTTGTAAAGTCTTGTACCCAAGCAAGTGCATACGGTATTTCATGTCTGCATCTTCCCACCAAGCTGGGTCAAAGTTCTCATCAAAAGTCCCACACTTGTCGAAGAAGTCTGGCTTGATAGCAAAGCAGGAGAACGATTGATCTTCTGGGTTAGTAATGTCTAGGTCCCATCCATCACCGAACAGGATATCACTGGGATCGGTTAGACCGTCGAGCACGTCCACTGGGAATGCCATTACATACTTGTCATCCATATCAAGTACATTCTCCGCAAGACGGTCAATGGTTTTTGGACCAAACATTGCATCATCGTTGCTTACAATAATGACATCGCAGTCTGCTGCAATAGCTTGTCGGATGCCACGGTTCCATGCTGCTGCGAGTGGCACCTGGACTCGATATTGTGGCTGAATAAAGACCTTTAGATCGTGTTCACTCTCCGCACTATAGACAAGATCGATTGCCTGCTCAAAAATATTTAGAACTGGAACGATTAAACCAATTTTCATACTTCATCCTTAACTGTAGTCTTTCTACCACGCCCTTGAATCTTAACTGGATGGTAGGTTTCTTTGATTGTTTCAATTACTTGGTCTCTAATGAACTCTGAGTTCAATGTAACCAATTCGATGCCAAGTTCTTTGCGCATCTTTCTACGTTCAGTAGTGCCGGTCCCTGCCCAATAGCCATATTCTTCATACTTAAGAGAATAATCTAGACAAGATGAACTAACTGGGCAGCTATTGCAGATAGCTAGGGTTTCTTTCAAAAACACTTTGCCATGTTTTGGATAGAAAGCATCATAATCTTCTGATGACATAGATGCGCAAGCAGCATCTTTTTGCCATTTCAGGTCAAGTGTATTTAGTTCCATAATATTTATGTGGAAGCAGTAGCTGTAAGGGCCTCGGGGGGAGTCAAGGTATGAACACCGACTGCAACCCCCGAGGAAGACCAGGCCCTTCAGGAGAGGCGAGAAACGCCCTCACTAGATAAGCTACGAATTGCTGCTCTTTACATTGTCCTTTCTAAATTGTTCCGCCTTCTTGAGCAGATCTACAATGTATTGTGCAAATTCGTCGGCTTGCTTAACGGTACTTTCCTTGGAACCACCGAGTGTAATCTGCTTGCCGACCAGTGTGCTATGCATCTCTCCGCTAAGGAGCAGTTCCATAACATCAACGTGAATCTGAGCATATTTTTTAATTGTCATTTTATCTTTATCTTTCTACCATGGGGCACAGTAGCCCTGTTGATCAGGCATACTCATAGTATATGCCTTTAGGAATTTTGTCCCTACGGTTATTTGGGTTGCTCTACTACTTGGTTTTACAACACTTCCCCCGAACTGAATCCAGTTGGGTCTATCGATACCTAATGCATCTGGGTACCAATAACTAAAATATCCCCAATTCCCTCCTTCTTCGCACTTAGCAACCTTCTGCCATTTGGCTAGGGTTGTTGCGCTCAGAATAATCTTAGCAACATGATGATGCTTTGTTGCTGCTGATGCTGTGTAGGGAACTAAAAATAAACTTAATGATAATGCAAATGTAATAATTGTTTTCTTTAACAAAATTTTCCAATCCTTGAGGAATAATTACTCTTGGTGTTGGTTCATTTGTCACCTCCTTTTTATCCGAATAGAAATCCTTTTGGTGTTAAATCTATCACATCGTACAAGTCTACATCCTCGTCGATTACTCCACGAATTGCTTCTGCTTCATCTCGTCTACGTAGAATCTTGGCGTCTGCTCGTTCTTCAATCGTGTTCGCAGCCACCGCTCGAAAGATCCAAGTGTGGTCAATACCTTTGCTTTTAGAGTCTGCTCGATTGATTCTATTGGCACGCTGCTTATAGTCTGAGTAAGTGCGCGGTACTTCGATGTTCCAAAGGTAAGGGGCATATAAGTTTAGACCTTCCTGACCTACGTCTGAAGTAATAAGTATAGCAGGCCCTTTAGTGGAGTTAAAGGTTTTAATGTTTTCAGTTACAGTATCGCTGCTCATACCAACTCCCCAGATAGGTAATACTGGAATATCCGGGAAGCGCTTCTTTAGAGCTTCTAGATAAGGGAACAAAGTACCATTGGTCCAGAATGTGAACAGTACAACTTTCTCACCATTCTCGATATATTCTTCGATATTGTTTTCAATGATCTGGTACTTAGCACTATTGCTTAAGCTTAAAACATCTCCGAATTGGTCGACAATCTCCTTGGCGAATCGGCTCTCACTCTTTTTAAGGCCTTCGGTTGTATTGCAAATCATTCTAAGCATATCAATATAAGACCAGTTTGCCACTGGGTTATCTGGGTTATACTTCTCCCTAGCACGTTCCTCAGCCCAATCGTAAACAGCACGATCGATGTCAGACAATTCATAAATAATTTTCTTAGGCATGCTTTCAGGGAATTGTGCAGCGATAGTCGGATCACTCTTCATTGCGATGTGTGTCCAATTCTCATGCTTTTTACCTAGGAGTGGGAGCTTAGTCCTATCCCATTCTTTTACATAGAGTTCTTGGACATAACCGTTGTTGAACATGCCGAACTCTTTGCCATAAAAACGCTTAAAAACATCACGTGGCATGTTACTAACGTCGTTAATACCAGGTTCAACAATAGAAAAAATGTTACGGATATTCAATGGGCTAGTCGTATATGGGGTTGCGGTCAATGCTAGTACACGCACATCATTCTTGGGATCATTGATGACATTATAGAAACCTTCGCCAAGCAATGAGGATCCTGTATTAATCTTCTGCGCCTCATCAATGATGATTAACACGCGCTTTCCTTCGATAAGCTCGAGGACTTGCATCAAGTCTGTACGGTCATATGATCGGACACGGTTGCGCTTGCCCTTAACCTTGACAAGGTTGCCTTCTCGTACTTTTTCATAGTTAAGACAAAGGACTTGGCTTTTATTTTCCTTGTAGAACTTATGCCTTTTTGCTCGGGTTAGTTTCTCGCTTACCCTATCTACAGACAAGTATGTCATGCGTCGGAATTCTTGTTCCCAGTCGTATTGCTTGATTTTCTTTGAGAATACGAGGACTAGATCAACATCGTTGTTATCAAAAAGCTTCTGGCTTGTTAAACAACTGAGTAAGGTTTTCCCAGCACCAGTGTCCCATTGGACTAAGACCCTAGGGCTCTCTGTGTGCATTTGCTTCCACACATAATTCAATCCAACGTGCTGGAATGGGAATAGATTGTGATCGTTTAAGAAGGGGCTATCAACAACGTATTTGCCCACGCTGCAGGCGTAAAGTTCATCATGCAAAGTCTTGGCTTCGTCATCTTCATAGATGATTGTATAGCCACCATTGATTGCTAGCTCTGTGAACTCAGCAATTTTATCTCGGTTCTTAAGAGTTCCATACGTATCAAGGAATGATGAACCATTGAAATTGTTATCAAGGGTCGAGTACCTCAATACCCCATTTAAAAGTTTGCTCTTCTGAACATAGATTGTCTTCTCTTTGGGCATAAAAGCATCTTAGCATGACTGATTGAAAAAATCAATCGATCGAGTATGGGATGATTGTCCCAGCAATCCTATTGATGTCAAAGATAGCAGGATGCACTTCAGTATTCAGTTGGAAATATGGTTTATTCTCTATGGCAGTACGTGATTCTACTTCATTTGTTTTACTACCACCTAGGTAATCAATCTGTAGATTTGAGTAGTAAGGGTTCTGTTTGTAGTTAGGAACAAGACTGACGCCTGAAATGAATGTTCCTGGGTCTAGAGAAGTCATTCTCAATTGGATACCATTCGCTGGGATGCCTGAAGCTGTGCTGATCAATACTTCTGGGTCATTGATCCCTGTTGTGATTGGGTACCATGTGCCATTGATAGTATTCCGGTATTCATAACGGATTGGGTGATAGAAGGGGGCAAGCATGCTCAAGTAGAATGGCTCAGCGATCCCATTGAGCTGAAGTACCTGGACACTAAACCATTGGTAATTAGAGCCAGTAAATGTTTCTAGCTCAACATCAAACCAAGTATTAACAGGCATTGCGCCAGGGAGATAGCTCTTCGAGGCAAGTATAACACCATTGGATTTTATACTGGTGGAGTAAGCCACTAAGTTTATCTGGTAGTTACCCTGGTTGGTTTGTGGCAAGAACATTCTTGCGACACCACTAATTCTCATGTTGCTTCGGTCAGCAGTAGTAACCCAGCTGGATGTGGGTGAGGCAAAGGCACCAGCTTGGTAAATATTGAATGGTGTACCGCTAGACCCACTAATAACAACTTGGATTGTATTACTAGGAGTACTACCTACATAATTGGTTCCAGTAACCGTCATAACATTTGTGACGCCACCGGTTACGGTTATAGTATTGCCGCTTACGAGGGTCCCAGAAATTACTCCGCTTGTTGTTGGGTTAATAAACTGTGTGTACAACGTACCAGTTGTGGTAGTTGATGCTTGCAACGTAGCAAGAAAATAATAGTTTATACCAGTTCCAGTAGGATTATAGCTCGCGTACCCAACTGTACCGAGCGATGGCGTACCAAGTGCTAATGTCCACGGAGTTGTACCCATGGTGCTATAAACGTTCGGTATGGTGAAATTATACGCAACCGAGTATGATCCACCACTCACAGACAAACCGCTGGCTGTGCCACCCGTGGTACCATTGACCCAAGATACTGAGGTACCTGTTACTGTGGTCGATCCAAGACCAAACCAATCTTTATTGGTATTACCTGAAACAGATGTGAAGTTCGCGTCGTAGTAGCTTAATAGGTTTGTTGACGCGTTGTATTGAGGTGTTTCTACACCATAGATACCTGGTTGGTTCTGAACTACTTGAACTATTTGTGCATCATTACCAAAGTTGCTTACTATAGAAACAATTGAGTTTTTGTTTATAACACTTGGGTTGGTATAATTCATCAACGTAATATCATTGTTGATTGAATTATTCTGCGTTAAAAAGCTTTTCCAGTCAGTTGTAAGACCAGCCACATTAAAGCTACTAAATGAATCGATAGTTTGGATCCATGGGGTCGTAGCTGTATCATTCGTATTCATATAAACGTAATTTATATCTTGTGAAGCGAAACCAGTGTTACTCCCGTTCCTTGATAACAGGTTCTGTGGCGTTCCACGCATGTCATCATAGACAACCTCATAGAATGTTGTTAAATATCTAACTCCAACAAAATACGATTGATGCCAACTTTGATCGATTGTTACTTGATTGTAATTATGGATTCTAGTGTCATAAAACCTTCTATCCAAAAATTCAGAGTATGATTGGAAATTATACTGGCCGTTGCTATCTATTAGCTTGTAGCTTTTTGTTGGATCAATAACTGTAGAGCTCGTGTTGTTACCAACGGTTGTCGATGCACCGAGTTGTGAAGTATTGAGCGCAGCGAGACTAGGCCAGCTATTGTTGTTTGCTACTGTATTTGTAGCAGCACCGAACACAGTTGATGAACTAAGCTGGTTTGAGTTCTGCGTCTGAGTTGTTGGGTTGTTGCCAACTGTGTAAGAGTAATTGACATTATTACCATCGATGATAGATTGCTCAAGATCATAGTAATATTGTTCAACATCCGGTGGAAATATGTTTACTGTTCTAGCAATGGAATCAACCGGCAAGTCATAAACTTCTGGGACTAACTTCGTGAATTCGAACTTAAGATACGTGCAAGAGGTCGTTGGTATTTCATAGATGCCTTTACGCAGAGTAAAATCTCTCTGGATAGGAGCCCAATAAAATTGGCTTGGGTCTATTCCACCACTTACCGAGTTTGTTGTGTAGTAAACATTAAATTTACAACCACTATAAATTGGATCTACATAAATTCTATTGATAGCAGTTGGGCTTGGGTCACTAATCTTTGCGTAAAAATAAACAATAGAATCTTTAACTGGTTGTGGAGAACATTTCCAATAGGCGGTGTCATTATTAAATATGTTAGAAACGCTGTTGTTTGTAAACTGATAATTTTCTACAAAACCAAAAAAGTTTTGTGTTGTTATCAAACCGCTTGGATTTGTTATGATTCCGTTTAATGGTGTCGTATTGTTGATAACTGGCAATGGGATGTCAGATTCCTGCATCACGCTAAGACCGAACCGGAAATCAGTTACGCCAATCGAATAAGGTGTATTAACTGGTAAAGATTGGTTCTGATACGTTTGGACAGCTTGGTTTCTCGTTATCCTTAAAGAGATAGAAGCTTGGGTACTACCACTCGCTGCTGCCGTAAGAGTCGATGGTGCTGTATAATTTAGACTAACCCAGTCATCTGTTGTATTGATATCGCTTCCACCGACTATCATAAAAGTAGAAGTTCCTGGCAACGCAGAACCATTTTGGTCCAAAAGTTCTACGAAGCAAGGGACGTTGAGTACAGCTAATTGCACTGTGTTGTAATACGTTATCTTGTTAGATAGAACGTACTTAAGAACAACGGGGTTGCTATTGGGGCCACCGAAGTCTGTGTCAGAAATCCAACTCGTTTGCAAAACTTGTTCAAAAGTAGATATGTTATTAGAGTTGTTGGTTATACCTAAATTAGGATCGGAATAACCAGTTTGTTGGGTGTTACCCAACGAGTCTACAACACCTGTGTGAGCATAAACTTTATTGTATACAAGACCATTTAATGTCATTGGTGGTTGTATGTTTTGTGTTACATAATCTTTTAAAGGGTCTGTGTTCTGTGGGATAATTGACATTATTGTGCCCCATAGATAGTAGAAGTCACTTCGACGCCAAGGTTGGCAATACTATTTGCTGGGTAACCAGTCGTATCGGTGCTATTGCAATAAGCAATATTGCCTGTCATATCAATTATTGTTTCTTGCGTCTGTAAGTGGGCAAAGTTTGGTGCCAGGGTTGTCGCATTGTTTTGGACCCAGTATCTGCTATTAGCTCCAGGAAGGATGTTCCCTGGCGGGTTGATTTGATTCGCATTGACATAAGTTTCTAAATGGAAATACTCTGAGTACCCATTAGTAGTTATGACATATGAGCCTGAAACTTGAGTGAATGTTTGTATCGGTGTGCCGAAACTAATGATAAAGTTACACGGAATCAATTTTTGTGCTGTGCTAAGGACTGCTTGAGCTAATTGTTGGTTCCATGACCAAAGGCTTCCACCAATCAAAGGTATTAGAACGATCTCTTGAGCATTATTGATCGAGCTCCTACCATGACCAGGCGATCTCCAACTCTCAGTTACATAAAACTTCATTTGGGTAAGTGCTTCGCACAGCGTAACAACACCCCATAGAGTAGCACCGGTCTGAAAAGCTTCCGCTGCACCGAGCAGGCGCTCTCTATAGGAAGCATCACTTGTTATGATACTTTGCCATTGATCAGTTACAAGTTGGTCAATGAATGGATTGGTTGCAAAACTATAAATTTCGCTTGAATTCCTTTTTACATCAAGGATGGTACCGAGTATGTCATCAAGGTTATTGAACTCTATATTTTGTTGGCTTATTTTAGCAGCAATTTGTATATTGTTTAATTGGCCCGTACCACTATTCCCCAATAAAATTTTCATTAACGTTGTTAAATTATCGTTGTCATCGAAATTATAAACGTTGTCGGGAAAGTTACTAACTTTTTGATCAAAAGTAGTATGGACCCTAACGGGGAAAATGTTACCAGCCATTAGAAGTTACTAGATCCCCTGATAATAAAGTTTATGTTATAAAGGTTTGGCAGCTGGTTACTAGCTAACATAAAATCGTTGGTCTTTGTGCTAATAGTTGTACCGTCAAGGGCAACGACATTGATGCTAGTCGTTCTGCAATTTGATATACCACCAACAGATAAGATCTGTGAGTTAATGTCAGCAAAGGATATTGTACCTAAAAAGGTATAGTTGTTAAAATATGCATTCAATAGATTATAGATGTTTGATTCTACAGTTAATTGGCTATAGCCAGTGCTGATTACTACATTGACATTTATTGTCAAATTTACGTAATTTACTTGGTGGACTAGCGTATTAACACCCAGCGGTCTGCTTTGCTGAGTCAATGATTCTACAGTAGTAACATCGCTGTTATAGCCATGTGTATAAGTAAGCCAACTGATGTTATTACCCGTTGGAAGAGCTGGCCAAGATGTTAATGGTGTTGAAGTGTCGAAGACAAGACCAGTGGATTGTAGCACACTGTTCTGATTGTTTGTATTATCATAAATTGGATAGACAATGGCTTTGCCAGTTACTGAACCTGAGATTGAAGCACCAACGGGTAAGACAGTATTCAAAGTTATACCGCTGGTAGAGGTACTAGAGATATAATAATTCGCACCGCTAACAACAGCACCACTCGCCAAAGCCATTCCTGGGTATAAGAAACTATTTGCGTTTGTTACGTTGAGGAAAGTAGTACCAGCGATCAAAGCACCTGAGCTGGTTGTTGCTGTAAACGTTGTAGAAGCATAGGGGTTGAGAGCGATTGGGTATGTTAAACCACTACCTGTAGCAACATTATAAAGGTAGACGGTATCAGCAACCCCCGAAGAAGAGATACTCAACTGTGATGGGAAGTTTATTGCTGGCTGTTGATTCAATGGCACATAAATGTCACCGCTAGTTGATGTATTACTTGATGCCAATGTACCACTAGCTAATATATAATTATTTGTATTCAGATAATTAGTACTTGATCCGTTGCTTAAAATGAAGTTAGGGTTGAATACCATCTGCTCTGTTATAGAGCTAGAAGTAGTGCCATTTATAAAAACATCTACAAAGTTACCGCTGGCAATTGCAGTAGATCTACTCGATGCTGGGCTATACTCTGAAATTACTTCTACAGTGTTGCCTAAGAATAATGCTTGGTTATTGGTACTATTCCCGATTGTCAGTGCTAGCTGAGTAGTTGGCGTTGTTGGATAGTAATAGTCAGTTAAATTAGCGAATGTTATCTGGCTATAAGTGTTTAGACCACTACCAACAAGTTCATTACCTTGTGGGAATAAATATCCACTAACAGTGCCATTGTAAGAAAGAGTCCCTGGGTAACCAATATCAGGATTGCTCGAGGTCACTGATTCGTAGTAGGTATACCCGCCAGAAGTAGTTACTCCACTGATAGTGGTGCCAGACATTGTCAACCTGTAGGGTAGTGGCATATTAGCGCCAACGGTGAAAGAACCGTTAGAAATAGTTGTAGTACCACTTACTAAGAATGTGAACCCATTATTAGTAACAAACGATGGATAAACATTATTTATCATAGTGTTCAAAGATGCTTGTAAACCACCAGGAGTGGTCGCTGTACCTATGCCACTAGTGGCCACTAGCGTAGTCCCGCTGTAAGTGATATTATTTATTGTTTGCCCGCTATAAGCAACGAAGTTTAGCTGGACACCGCCTGTTCCAGTATTGTTGCTTAAAGTACCCGATATCTGAAGATTCTCATCAAAATAATTTTGTTGACCGAATGCGTTAGCTAAAGTAACGTTTGGGTCTTGTAAAGCAGTAAGGATGTATTTACTATATGTACCAGCGGTGTTGCTAAATACTGTGCTCTGCCATCTGCCACGGAGCGCTGAATCACTCTCTGGGTCAGAACCGCCTGAGATTGCACTGTTGTTATTAACCGAAGTAACACCCATAAGAGCACTTATCTTCGTGATAATTGTATCCGCTGGTGCGTTACCAAATGCTCCTGGCAATACAGCTACGACTGGAACGTCTTGAGAAAAGTCTCCAACATTAATGATCGCTGGCGCTGTAGTGGCAAAGTATACGGCTGCTGTATAACTACCGCCCACAGGAATGGCAACTTGGGTACCAATGGGGATATCAATGATTGATGTGGCAGCAGAGCCAATTGAGAAAGTCACCAGACCAGTTGCTCTTTTACCCAGCTGACGATAGATACCGAAGAGGTTGCAGAAGGCATCTAACTCAGTGCCTGATTTCGTATTTATGTCATAGCTATAAGTTTGAAGGATTGAATTGTTGTTAGCATAAGCAATTTCTTGAGATACAGCTTCGAGGATTTTATACGTTGCGGTGCCCACTCCAACATCCCATGTTGGGTCATAAACCGATAGTGCTGCTTGCAGCCTAGCTAAAACTCCTGAGGTATCAGCCATTGTATACGTTAACTCCGTTATTGTCTAAAGACACTGTTAGATCGATTGTATTACTCGCCAAAGTCGTTATTGATATATTAGCTAAAATACTACTGTTTTGTACAGTCACGTTAACAGAATCTATGCTTTGAATAATTTCGCTCTTGTTCCATAGAGAAAGCTGAGCAGAATTCTGAGCAGTTTGTAAACTAAGAATCTGTTGTCCTAAATAAAGCTGTAATACTCTACTTATCTCACTCTGGATTGAGCTAATAGACGAATTATTAAGTTGTTGACCAATCATTCCAAGTAATAAACTACCAAAACCAGGTGTAGTTGGACCTGTTCCGAGTGGTTCTTCCAGCCATCTTGTGATATCTTGCACAAGCTTGTTATTACCAATAGCGAATTGGATCTTTCCACCACTCAATTGTATATCACCATTGCTGATTGAGATAGTTTTCATACTATCTTAAGCAAAATAGGGGTAATAATACATTATGCTAGCCGTTCAGCTTCGCACCAAGCGGTCATAACTGCCCATAACATTAGTTATAGGCCTCATTGGTAGTAGACTCAACAATTGTTGGATCTGAAAAATTAATCCCGTCATAAACCCAACCAACCAAGGGTTGAGCGGTTAAATCGCTAACATCAACAATATGAGATGATTGTGTAAAGGATGGAGCCAAAGAAGGGTCGGTGTTTAACACAAGCGTTACGTTTCCGTTTGTGTCTACAAAAGCAAGCGTGGACATTAGTTGTAAACCTCGTTAGTAGTTGTTCCGACATTTGTGTTTGTTGCAAAACTGCGACCAGCGCCCCATATAATTCGAACTGCGCCTGATCCACCACCACCACCGTAGTTGCTACCGTCAAGGCCGCCTACCCCCACTACGACTGTGTAAGTATTACCAGGTGTTACTGCAACTGTATTATAGCAAAGGTATCCACCCTTGCCGCCTGCGTAAGCCGTGCCGTTGTTGCCACCGCCACCTCCACCGCCAAATGCACCACCACCGGCTCCGTAGGCCGTACCGATTGCGGTTGCGTTACCACCACCATTTGTAGATGCACTTGCTGATACAGTTCCCGATATTACACCCGTGGGAAGCCCAGCAGTTGCCGACCCAACACCAGTTGTTGCGACCGTACCACCAGCGCCACCGTTTTCGTTTGAGTTGGTTCCAAGACCTCCACCGCCACCGTTACCGCCAGTGCCTCCACCTGTTGATGTACCAGCCGCGTAGCCGTAAAGATTGGAACCACCACCGCCACCGCCACCGTGGGCTGATGTAGAAGCGGAACCACCACCTGCACCCGCACCAGAACTGCCGCTTAAACCGGCGGCGTTCGACCCGCCGTTTCCACCAGCGACGCCGTAACCACCTGCACCGCCACCTCCACCGCCCTTACCACCCGTTGCACCACCACCCGTACCACCAGCAGCAGCGTTACCGTAAGCGGTAGTCGAACTAGACCCACCAGGAGCACAAACAGTTGTGAGAGAACTAAAGTAGGAATCACCACCAACGGTTGCATTTCCGCCCGCGCCGCCACCAATGGCAACAACCTGAACTGATGTAATACCCGTAGGGC